TCAAATATCTTGGCTGCTTCTGCCGCTCCCACGCTGGTGCGCCTGCGTCCATTTCTTGAGGAGGTATAGATTATGGGCAAGACTAATTTTCGCCGCATGATGATGCTCCGTGACCACGACAAAGACCGCGAGCCGGAGCGTGACCGCCTTGAAGAAGAGCGTGACCGCAGGGAGCGTGAGCTGGAACGCCGTCTGCGCAAGCTGGAAGATGGCAACGACCGCTATCCTTACTACCCGCAGGAGGAGAACCGCTACATCGACCCCTACCCTATTCCCCGCTACCCTGACGTTGAGTATGGGCGCAGAATGCCGCAAATAGGCTTCTCGCAGAACGGAGACTGGGATAAGCGCTCTGGGAAATACGAACGCGGCGGTGCTGACAGCCGCTCCATCAAGATGCCACGCAAGCACCTCACCCATGATGAAGCAGAAGAATGGTGTGACAGTATGGTGAACGCTGACGGCACGAAGGGTTGTCACTGGACGCTGGAGCAGACACAGGATGTTGCCAAACAGCGCAACATCACCTGTGACCCGAACGATTTTTGGGCTGTCATGAACATGATGTACTCGGATTATTGTCAGGTCGCAAAACGCCAGTCCGTTGACACTCCGGGCTTCTACGCTGACATGGCAAAGGCGTTTCTTGAGGACGCAGATGCCGCAGATGGCAAGGCATATCTCTATTGGGATTGCATTGCTGATAAGTAAAACAGAGCCCCTGTGTAGCCGTTAAAAACTACACAGGGGCTCTTTCTATACATTATAACCAAACGCTTTCATTATTTTTTCTTGAAGTTTCTTTGCTTTTTCTTTTGCTTCAGCTTCTTTTTCTTCTGGCGTTTGATTGTCTAATGGGAATCTTGGCCTTTTGGGAAGTTGTGCCGGTTTCGGCAAATTCGCCCAGTGCGTTACAATATCATGTTTTGGTATTATTTCCCATTCTTCCGTATACACGCTGTCGAACCATCCGTTTCTGATAAAGTATGCGGCATTTACGTAACTTTCCCCTGTATGCCCATCCTCAACAGAAATAATATATTTCTCGTCAGTTTGTTCTGGGGGGAGCCCTTCTTTCTTGATAGAGTGCCAAATTATACATCCCGTTTCAACATAATTGACATTTGTAGAATCCCGCCGTTCTTTAGCCCATTCTTCATACGCCAATGAATCTGTTTCGCTAGAGTGTTCTACTTCCATCGTATTCTTCCTTTCTCCCCTGTGCGGTCGTTGTGACTACACAGGGGCTATTTTATTTGGTATAGTACAATTCCATATCTGCCTTGTACATATCAAGTTGTCTTTTGCTATCCACAAGCGTGTTAAAACTAAATCCCGCTGCAAAAGATACGGCGATGGACAAAATCAAGTGCGTTGCAACCCATTTACCAGCAAATATAAACGGAATCTGAACTGCTACGGCAAAAGCATCGAGCAAAAGAACGTAAATGCCATGTTTAACCATTTTCTATAAACGAAGAATATTTCCTTCGTAAAATTCCTTCGACCTCACCATACGTCAATCCTCCAAGAAATCCTCTTGATTCAGAACTTGATTTACAATTCGTTCTGTACATTCTTTGATAACAGTAGATGCGGGGACGTGATTTTCATAAGCTATGTTTTCATATTGTGCTCCTGCATATTCAAAGAACCTTTTAGAAAGTATTTCTGCATCCGCACGGCACAACGGTTTTAATTCGTATTGCAACGGAAATCTTCTTGTAAGCGCAGGGTCAAGCCTATCAAATCGGTTTGTTGTTCCAATAATAATGACATTGTTCGGCAATCTATCCATTTCCTGCATAATCGCAATAACCACACGGTTCATTTCCCCAACGTCATCTTTTTGCCCACGAGCCATTCCGACCGCATCTATTTCATCAAAACAAAGAACGCAAGGAGCGGTTCTCACATAATCAAAAATTCTCGCAAGGTTAGATTGAGTTTGCCCTAAGTGCGAATCAACTAGACTTGAAAATTGAATCCTCAAAAACGGAAGTTTTGCTTTATGCGCGATATACCTAGCCAGCATGGTTTTTCCGCATCCGCTTTGCCCATAAAGCATCAATGCTGGCAAATAAGGAATGCCCATTTCATTTAATTTTTCAGATGCTCGATAAATAGCAACGATTTTCTGCGTTATACTTTTTTCTTCGTTCCTAAGAAGGAATCTTGCTTCTGGAAATTCTTCTGTATCCTCTGCGATCAAAAGATGCTGTAAGTTATATGGCAATTCAATAAATTCTCTTTTGCTTTCCAACTTGCGAAACATATTTTCTTTGAACTGCTCATCTTTTTTGGATGATATAGAATTCAAAATGATTTTAACGGCTTTTTGCGCGTTTCGCATATCACCATCGCAAACAAATCGAATAAGGCGCCGCTCACTATCATTCATCTAAAAAATCCTCCAGTTCAATCTTTCCGTCTGCCGCAGCAGCCGCCAAAGCGTACACATACTGTCCGATGGTCATTCCGTGCCGTCTGGCTTCACGGTTGATATACTTGCGTTCTTCCTCGCTCATAAGGATGGTAATGCGCTTTGAACGCTTGCCGTCACCACTTGCAACGCCTTGATGCGATTCTGGCATCGGGATTTTTTTCTTTGTCAAGCCAGCTTCAGCCAGTGCGCCGGGAACATCGCCCTGTTCAATCAAACGCTGCACTTCTTTTGCCTGTTTCAGCTTCTTCGGCTTACCTTCGCCTAACGCGGCGTCATTTGGCTGTCTTTCGCTGTCTTTGGCTTGCTTCGGCTTAATACTGCTTAATTTCGCTTCACTTGGCTGTGCGTGGCTGTCTGTGGCATCACTAGGCTTAATCGGTGCTTGTTCGGCATTATTCAGCCTTCTTTGGCTTACTTCTTCTTTCTTTGGCTCACTTCGGCTTAATGTCTGTTCCGAAAAAACAGGCTGGAAATCAAACCCGCCCAACAAGCCGGATGTTTTTTTGCTGGTTGATTTCATTTTTCTTCCTCCATTCGTGCGCCATAGTTCGGGCAGTAGTTCCAACGTGTGTGATGATTTTTTGTGTGGCATCTGCTACACTCGAACCTTGTGAACGTATCGTCCTGTACAATCCATTTTGCCATTGAACGGAGATCTTTAAGCGCAACAGGTCGAATGCATTTTAGAATGTCAACTGCGTCGCAACATGCGTTGCATCCAACACCATTGTAATTTTGACAATCTTTGCAATATAATTTTTTGAATCTTTTAACGGCTTTCCATTCTATGCACTCACCCATTTTTATCGTCCTCCACAATCATCTCTGCCAACGCCTTGAAATCCTCTGCGCTGGTACTCTTTGCCGTGTCACCGCTAAACAGGCTGTGACGCTCTGCTTGCGCCTTACGAACACCCATAGACGGTCTAATCTTCACGTCCAGCAATGTTGTTCCCATGCTCTGTGCAATCACAGGAAGCTGCTCCACGACCTCTTTGGACAGGTTCTCACGGCTCTTGTACTGGTTCAGAAGCAGACCTTCAATCTTCAATGTCGGGTTAAAGTATCTGCGAACATCGCCGATGGTCTGTGAAAGCTGGCTCAAACCAGCCAGTGCGTAACGGTCGGCTGTGATTGGAACGATGATGCTGTTGGCGGCTATCAGCGCGTTCACAAGCGCAAGACCAAGCTGCGGGGGAGTGTCCAGCACAATGTAATCATACTGCTTAGACACGCTTTCAAGGGCTTCTCGTAGCCGAAAGTTCTTTCCCATGTCCCGGACAAGCTGCTCGTCAATGTCCTTCAATGCACTGTCGGACGGAAGGATGTCACCAGCTTCACAGTGCTGGATTCCTTCCTCTACTGTTCCTTGTCGTGTCATCACGTCAAACAGGGTGCATACGTCCTCTGTCTGCGCACCATAGGTGTCCGTTGCGTTGCACTGGGCATCGCAGTCCACCAGCAACACCTTCTTGCCAAGCAACTGCAATGCACCCGCAAGACAGGTGCTCGTGGTTGTCTTTCCTGTGCCGCCCTTCTGATTGGCGACAGCTATGATTTTTGCCATTTTATCACTCTTTCTTAATACGGATATTTTAATTTTCCGCTTACTATTCTTTTGCAAATGCACTTCCTTTCACATTCGCATCTTTCACACCACCCGATGTTAAAAGCATCGTCCTTGCTATATGCTTCATCGAACGCACAGGTTTCAGCAAGTTCTTTGTATTCGTCTTTCAAATTTTGCTCCTTTCTGATTTATTTTTTTTTGATTAATACATTCATTCTGTCGTATGTGCCACATCTGCCTACTTTTGCAATGCTTCGATGGAATAGAAAGCAGGCATATACTTGTCCACAACGCCAACCTTGTCCACGCTTCTAATCAGATAACCAACAGGTCTGTCCGGGAACGGCGTTCTGCTTAAGGATAAGATGTCCTTATACGCTGCCTTCACTGTATCGTAAACCGCTTCTCTGCGTCTCGGTAGCTTGATTTCAGGATGTTCTTTCTTCATCCACTTCTCAACCACTTTTGCCACGTCAATGCAGTCTTGCTTTTCCAGCTCGTCACACACAGACCAGTCAAAATCCTCATATCCGCTTCTGCGGGGCTTTCTGGCGGCTTTTTGAGGTTCGGTCGATACTTCGCTTGCCTGAGCATCAATTAGTGTCTCAGACGCTTTAATTTTGGGCTTAAACTTGACCGCCACAGCCTTTCGTGCCACAAGAACAGGTTCATAGGTCACCACGATGTCAGACACAGCATTGATCTCATCTACTGCAACGTCAAGCACTCTTTTGCGAAGGTTCTTGTAAACATCGTAGCTCGCTTCCATCGCACCGAGCTGTTCTCTCAGCTTTTTCAGACTGATTTCATGCGGCTTACTGTCCATGTTCAACCAGTCCCGAAGAATCGAATAAAGAAGAATGCTGTACTGAGACTTCATTCTTGACGTGTAACGCAGCCGATACCGAACATAGCCGCTTTCTGCGATGTCAAAGAAGATAGGACGAAGGTCAGGATTGCAGGTGATTGCCACAACGTAAGACCTCGTTTCAGGAACATAGTCCAGTTTTGCCCTTGTAAACAAGACAAAGCTCTCAAACGTGCCCTTCTCTTTGTCAATGGGAATCGACACAGTGTTGCCCAAAAAGTGCTTGATCTGCGGCTCAATCCTTCGTGCATCAAGGCTTTTCAGTCCGAGCAGGTCTCTGTACTCTGCCAACGAAAACTCCACACGGCTGCTGTTTGGGTCTCTTGGATTTATTCTTGACAAGTAAACCTCTAGCAACCGAAGCTCGCCTGCCGTGTAGTCCCTAAACTTTGCCCACACAAGAGATTTGCTTTTTTCGACAAGGTTGTTGTCGGATATTTTTGGCATCTGTTCGCCTCCTTTTCTAGCCTAAAAACAGTATATCACAGATTGGGGGACAAGTCAATACATTCTGTCCCCCATGACTTGTCTTTTTGTCCCCCATAGGGTCGTCAAAACGTCCCCCGTGACTTGTCAAAACGTCCCCCATGCTTTGTCATTTCGTCCCCCATCTACCTATTATATATTAAACAAGAAATAAACAAGAGGTTAAATATCATCGTTAAATAGGCGATGACGATAATTTTCAACAATTTCTTTGTTTTTCCATTCCAGCTTGTGGATAACTCAACCTTCCATTTGCTGAATAAAGTCTTTCCTGCAATGCTTAGTCTTATCTAACGTGTACAAAAAGCGTATGAAAAACTTTTGAGCAGATGTTATGGGGGACAGATTGACAAACTATTCAAACACAAACAGCAGATTAACGATAATTCATTATTTATTCAGCGCGAATACTGTCGATTTGCAGCCTATGGGGGACGGATTGACAAGGTGGATTTGTCCGATAGGTGTACAAAAAGTGGACAGAATGTTCCTTAAAAAATTCGATAATTCGACAATCAGCCGCTTATATTATTCGGATTCACGGTATAAGAATCATTGGACCTCATGACAGCTTCTGTTCCGGCATCTTGCGCCTGATAAAGAATCTCCATCTTCGGGGCGGTTCCGTTCGGGTCTGGGTCTGTCCCGGTAGCCTGCGCTATCTCATAGTTGCCCGATACCATCCGGCAAACAGAGACCCTGTCCTTCAATGGTGTGTGGAGGTTTGCCAGAATCTCCGTCAGCACGCCCATATGGTCTGAACCGTGATCTCCGTACCGGATGTACAACAAAGCATCTATCTCGTAGGAAGAACATTCCATCATGGCGCCTATGAGAATCTGACGCTTTTCCATGTTGGAAAGGTCGTCTTCCAGATGCTCCAGCAGCCCAGGATAAATGCAAGCGTCCATGTATCGAGCCGCCGATACGCCGCAGCAGGTGAACCAGCGCATAGCCATTGGTAGGGAAATAGCCGCCAGACCTTGCTCCCAATTTGCTATCGTGCCACGATTTACACCCATCTTTGCCGCCAACTTCTGCTGGCTCAAGCCGGAACGCATTCGAGCTCTCTCTAATGCTTTGGCTGTTCTTACTAAATACTCATCCATAAATTCTCACCCTTTCAACAAAATCCGGCAAAACTGCCGGATTCGACAAGCCAAAAAATGAAAAAAGCTGCTATGGAGAACCAACAGCAGCCTGTGTTATAACTGTAACATCGAAAAAATAATCAAACAGGAGGTAACAATATGATTATCATTGACGGGATGCCCGCATCTGAACCGACCGAAAGCAGAACGCCAAAACCGTGGGAGGGCTAGTATATGAACCAAATCGACACCATGCTTATACCCTATGCCCGCCAGACCGCCTTAAAGCTGGTCTACAACCTTGCAAACAACGATGCTGATAAGTTTGCTTACGAAGAAGCAAAAGCCGTCCTAGAGCGTGCCGTAGCCGCCTTAGACGATGGGCGCGACCCGGCAGATAGCATCGAACGCATTAACGGACAGCTCGTAGAGCTGTGATTGGAGGAAAGATGGATAGGCGTTGTCCCTTTTGACTTGAACGCTCGTGGCTTCCCCGATAAAAAGTAACGGATGTGAAGAAAACATTCGATTTTTGCGAAGTTGTTCAAATTGTATTGACTATACAACTGAAAGATGTATAATCGTATCAAATGACATTCGTATTTACTGATCGGGAGGATATGCCATAATGAGCGAACAAGAAAGAGCTAAGATTGACAGGTTTATCGCATGGCTGTTGGAACACCCTGATAAGATTCCGGCAGCGGAGCAAGCCTTAGGCCTAGAATAAGAGAAAACCCCTTGCACAGAGCTATACCAGCCCGGCACAAGGGGTTTTTATTTTACCGGGTCAGAACCAGTCCCTCACATCTTCTCGATCAGGTTCATCAGCGCTTCCCGTTGCGCTGTCGGCATAGACTCAAGTTTTTTTCTAATCCGCTTTACTGCTGCATCGACTTCACTTTGCGGCTGCTGGGGCGGGTTTTCTTTTTGTTCGCCATTGAGAAGGTAGTCTACCGATACGTTGAAGTAGGATGCAATTTTAGAAAGAACCTCTGCGGACAGGCTCTTGGTTCTCCCGGCTTTCAGCTCGGAAAGAAAACTACGGCGAATCCCGATGCTGGCACAAAGGGTTCCGTCTTTGATGCCCTCTTTTTCGCAGAGTGCATGGATGTTGCTGTACAAGTCCGACATAAGAGCACTCCCATATTTGTGCAAGTATACAAATGCACAGAATTTTGTACAAAAGAGTTGACTTGTACAGATGTCTGTACTATAATACAGACATGGGCAGTACAGAACACTGTACAATATAAACTCTCTACGCCATTATATTAGTACAGTTTTCCGTACATGTCAATAGATTTTAGCAAATGGAGGTGGAATTTTGAAAGAAAACTTCCGTTCTGGCTTTGAGCTGGAAGTGAAGATGAAGCTGTTACAGCGAGGTATGAAGCAAACGGAGCTGATTCAGGCGGTTCAAAGCGATACTGGATTGTTCCTTGATGATTCGTACCTCTACAAGATTCTTCGTGGTGAGCGAAAGCCGGAGAAGATTATCCGGAGCATCTGCAAGATTCTGGAGATTGAGCAGAAGGAGGGCTGGTGAGTGCTGGTGACGAATTTTCGCAGGGCGCAAAGCCGCAAGCGTAGACTGAAGCTGTCAATGGCTGCTGGCGTGTCCCGAAACGATGCCAACAAGGTGCTTTGGATGGAGAAGACCATCAATCAGTGCTTTGAGCGCCACAATCGGGAAGCCAGGTTGAAAGAGGAAATGCAACGTGAAAATTAAATATTGCGAGCGTTGTGGTCTATTTCTTGGCTTAGTAAACCCTACAAAGAGATATTGCTCGGAGTGCAAGCACAAAATAGACAAGGAACGTGACAAAAAGCGTAAAAAAAGCGCCCACAGAACGAAAACGCAAGAGCTAGAGAAACAAGAAAAAGCGTTTCCGTCTATCGGAGAAGTTCAAGCGCTTGCTGACAAGCTCGGCAAACACTACGGCGAAGTATCAAGGATGCTTGCGTCAGGAGAGATGACTTATGAACGGTAAGTACTACGGAAAACGAGAAATCCGCTGGCACAGCCGGGAGAAAGAGCGGCTGGAACACATCAACAAGCGAAAGGAGAAAAATGAAAGCACTTGTGGAAATCGCCCTAATCTGGGGCATCATTCTGGCGTTGATTCTTGCAGCGTTCCTTTTGAACCTGTGGCTGGTACATCTCATTGAACTACTGGTCGGCGCAAAAGGCACATGGGGGATCATCGTGGCAGCCGCTGTAATGGCAACCGGATGGATTTTTAATTTTGGCAGCAAAAAGGAGAGCAAATGAAAACATTGAAAGGAGCAGCGTTGTCAATGATCGGTTTGGCTTCGGCAATTGCAGCAGTCGGCTGCGGTGATGCGATTCAAGGATGCCAGACCACAGCGCAGATGCTTGGCTGGGTGATCGTGTCGTGCGGGCTTCTCGCAACGGCTATCTTGCTGTGTGCGTTGGCTGTAAGTGCAGAAGAGGACGAACGCAGCGAATGCGAGCGCCGTAGAATCAAGCGTGTTGCCCACCACACCAATGAGTGGAGGGATGCTTGATGAAGTGCCCGTTATGCGGTAGTGACAACATTACAACGGTTGACAGCCGGTCTGACCACGACAGTATCGTTCGCAGAAAAAAGTGTCTTGTCTGTAACCATCGGTGGTCTACCATCGAGATTGACAAAGACCAGTGGTACAGCGCACTGCAAATCAAAGAGGAGCGCAAGAGAGGGAGACCAAAAGATGATTAACCTTGACAGATTCGGAGGAATAAACGAGCCAGAGGACGGCGTGTACTTTATGACCAACGAGCAGATGGCAGAAGCCAAAGAAGCTGACCGACTGGCTGAGATTGAGGACTTGCAGTCTGAAATCGAGGACAGGGAAGCGGAGTTGAAAAGCCTCCGCGCACAGCTGGCAGAACTGATGGCTGGTTGATTTCCGTACAGCCAAATTAAGCCAAAGTAAGAACAATGAAGCCTAATGAAGCCAAAGAAAGGAAACGTATGGACAACAGCAAAATCCATGAAGCTCTGATGGCTGTTCAGTCAGAGTTGAAAGCCCCGAAAGGGCAGATGAACAAGTTCGGTGGTTACAAGTACCGTTCCTGCGAGGATATTCTCGAAGCGGTCAAGCCCATCTTGAAAGCGCATAGTCTTGTGCTGCGGCTTTCCGATAAGCCTGTTATCGTTGACAGTTGGCACTACATTGAAGCCACTGCAACGGTTGAATCGCAGGATGGAGCCACCTATACGGTGACTGCATACGCGCGTGAGCCTTAATTTAAGAAGGGCATGGACGATTCGCAGATTACCGGCACTGCAAGCAGCTACGCCAGAAAGTACGCTCTGAACGGTATGTTCTGCATTGACGATACGAAGGACGCTGAGACGGACGAGTACCAGAAGCAGATTGCCAGAGGAGCAAGAAAGCTTGAGCAAGAACCAGCACAACAGGAAGAAATCCCGCCCTGTGCTTGCTGTGGAAAACCGTTGCAGCCTGCGCAGTACAACAACCGTACCCGAACTCCGCTAGAAATAAAGCGGATTACTGAAAAGAAATTTGGGCGTGTTCTGTGTTGGGACTGTGCTAAGAAACAGCCGAAGGAGGGCTAAACAATGCTTAACTCTATCGCAATTCAGGGGCGTCTGGTTCACACGCCCGAAGCTAAGGTCACGAAATCCGGCAAGGATGTTTGTACGTTCAGCATTGCTTGTGACCGTCAGAGCGGCGGCCAGAAGGAAACCGACTTCTTTAACTGCACCGCATTTGGCAACACGGCACTGTTCGTTTCCAAGTGGTTCCAGAAGGGTAGCCTGATTCTGGTGACTGGCAGCATCCAAACCCGGAAGTATACCGACAAGCAGGGAAGCAACCGCACCGCAACGGAAATCATGGCGAACAAGGTTGACTTCTGCGGTGGAAAGTTTGACAGCAAACCCGCCGATCGGGCGCAGGATACACCGCAGAACTACTCTCAGGGCAACACGGACGACTTCTCTGTGATTGACGACAGTTCTGATCTCCCTTTTGACTAACGGTTACGCTACCGGAACAAAAGGCGAGAAAGGAACACTATGTTTTACCGTCCGAAAGTAGTTCGATGCCGCCTGAAAACTGGCGGGAAAAGCATCGAACAAATCAAAGAATCTCACAAGGGGCAAGGGCTGGTTTATCGGGATTTTGAAAGTCTCCAACAGATGTACGATGCTTTTTCTGGATTGATTGTTGAACTGTCACTTTGGGAATATGACAACCACGAAAGCTATCATCTCGAAAGCTGGAATTCAGAAGATGATGAAAAAGTTATGATGGGCGTTTATTACGCAGAGCAAACGCATCCATTCCCTCGATACAAGAACGATTTTGAAAAATTCAAAGTGGACTGGGAAGCAAAGGAATATGAATGCGAAGGCGCATCTCTTGTTTTTGAGCCAGCAGATGTTGAAGAACTCGAAACTATATGCGAAGAAGTTCCTTCGTCTTGACCGCCTAACTTATATAAGAGCTGCGCTATCTGGCTGGACGGGCGTTTGGAAAGATGAAAGTTTTAGTTGCCTGTGAGGAATCGCAAGAAGTTTGCAAAGCATTCCGGGCAAAAGGACACGAAGCCTATTCCTGTGACCTGATTGAGCCGTCCGGCGGGCATCCAGAATGGCATATTCTCGGTGACTGCCTAAAGGCTATTGAGGGGGGGCAGGTCGTGACTATGGACGGAATCGCACATGATGTGCCACGCTGGGATATGATTATCGCATTTGTCCCTTGCACAAAGACGAGCAACGCGGGAGCAAGACACCTGTACAAGGGAGGAAAGCTCAATCTTTCCCGGTATTATGAGGGATTGTGCGGCAAGGCGCTTTTTCTTGCCGTGTGGGCGGCAGATTGCGAAAAAGTGGTGATTGAGAACCCAACCCCCAGCAAGATTTTTGATTACCCAAAGCCTACGCAGGCAATCCAGCCCTACGAGTACGGACATCCGTACAGTAAGAAAACGTTACTGTGGGAGCGCGGTGTACCGCCGCTGCACCCGACAAACATTGTAGAACCTACCGCGACATGGTGCCCGTCTGGATCTTACTCGCATAAGCATGGTGAGCAGCATAAGGGAATGTTTACCACTGACCGTGCAAGGAACCGTGCAAAGACTTTTCCGGGCGTGGCAAATGCAATGTCCGAACAATGGGGGTAAAACAATGATTACCTGTTGTCTCAATTGCACATCACGCTGCACAGCTTGCCACGACACTTGCGAGAAGTACAAGGCAGAGAAGAAAGGCTTCGAGGAACGCAAGGCGTTCGTATATGAGCTGAACCACAGCCAGAGCGTGTACCACCGCAACTACAAGGACAAGCACCGGGAACGTGGCAAGAAGCGGTATCTCGGAAGTGAATTTAGAGGTGAGCGAGGATGAGCAAAAGAAAGTATAAGCCGGGCGGTTACATCATTTCACTTGATGAATTGATGAAGCAGGAGTTTGTTTACTGCGCCGGAAAACTTGTTCACAAAGGCTGGTTTGGTAGCTGGCAACTGCGATATGCAAATAGCGAACTTGCCCGACTGCGTATCAGAGAAGCCAAAAAAATCGAGGACAACGCATGAACACCGGCAAGCAGTTTGAAGCGGACTTCAAAACATCCGTCCCGTCCGATGCGTGGTGCTACCGATTGAAGGACAGTGCTGCCACCTACTACGGTGGCAACGAGAACCTGTCCTTTTCCATCGACAACATCTGCGATTTCCTTGTGTACCGATACCCGATGAACCACCTGTTTGAGCTGAAAACCATTGAAACGCCCTCTATCCCTCTGGAAAAGGTGCTCGGCAAGTACGACAAGGCAAAGTGCAAATACCGAAAGGAAAAGCACATCACGGACATGGTGGATGCAATGGGGTACAGTGGTCAGACCGCTCATGTGATAGTCAACTATCGGGCGGTCAACCGCACCTTTGCAATCCCTGCCAGCAAAGTTCTGGCGTTCCGCTACAACGAGAGCCGCAAGAGCATCCCTTGGCAGTGGGCAGAGCAAGAGGGGATAGAGGTAAAAGAAAAAAGGCTACGTGTCCATTGGCGGTATGACGTGGATGGGCTGTTAAAGAGATTGGAGAAAGAACATGGCAACGGTATTTAAGTGCGACCGATGTGGAGAGATTTTTAATCGGAAAGTGCCTGACATAAACGAGTGCTACGGAACAGCAAATTCGATTTTGTTCTTGGATTGTACGGTGGAACGAAACCGCTTTGGACTGGGCGAAGAACCAATTCAACTTTGCCCGTCCTGTATGAAGCAACTGAACGACTGGCTAACACCTAATGAACAGAAGCCTGACACTGAAAACAAAAACAAGTGGAACAGCATGAATGTTCAACCGCAATGCGGTGAAGCTGTCGAAATAAAGTTTGAAAACGGCGACCTTGACCTTGCATATCGCAAGTACGCAGACAAGCGTTGGTTTCAAAGTAGTGGAGAATGTGTTGCAAGCGATTCCAAAATCGTTGCATGGCGATACCTTTATTAAAAGGAGAAATAAGATGAGTAAGCGCAGAAACCGCCCCTCGTCTGGCAAACAGGCAATGTCAGCCAACCTCCGCAAAATCGCACGGCAGAACCAGTTGTACGGTTTTCGCATGGCTCTGGATGGCATCACCGCAACATGGGGCGCACTGATTCAGAACCTTCGGTGCGATGCAGACCTGACCGATGAACAGGTGCAGAAAATCATCCGCATTGGTGACAGGTACTGGGAGATGGTTGGGCAGTTCAAGAACGAGGACATGACCCCTGACGAGTTTGCGGATTATATCACCGCAAAGTCAGAACAGGTCGAAAAAGAGTTGAGGGAAAGGTGGAGCTAATGGATAAGGAACAGCTTGCAATCGCACGGTTGCAGGACGCTGCACGGCTATCCGAGCATCGGTACAAGAAACCGTTGATGGTCACATACTCTGGCGGCAAGGATTCACAGGTGCTTGTGGCTCTGGCTGAACGTGCAGGAATCAACTTCGAGGTTGTCAACAGCCACACCACAGCAGATGCGCCGGAGACAGTCTATTTCATCCGTGAGCAGTTCAAAGCGATGGAAGAACGTGGAATCAAATGCTCCATCGTTATGCCACGATACAAGGACAAGCCCGTGTCCATGTGGGCACTGATTCCGCAAAAGCTGATGCCACCTACACGACTTGTGCGGTACTGCTGTGCCGTTCTAAAAGAAAATACTGGCCGCGATAGATTTATCGCTACCGGCGTTCGCTGGGCTGAATCAACAAACAGAAAGAAAAACCGTGGAACGATGGAATTTAGCCATCATGACAAGGAAAAGCGAATCATCCTGATGGGCGACAACGATGAAAAGCGGCAACTGTTCGAGACCTGCAACCTCAAGGGCAAGATGACTGTCAATCCTATTGTGGACTGGTCTGACGATGATGTGTGGGACTACACGCACAGCGAACACTTGCCTATCAATCCGTTGTATTGCGAAGGGCAGAAGCGTGTTGGCTGCATCGGTTGTCCAATGGCCGGTAGGGGGGGCAGACAGCGTGAGTTTATGCGCTGGCCTGCCTACGAAAAAATGTACATCTCGGCGTTTGAACGAATGCTTAATGTCAGAAAATCAAAAGGCTTGCCGTGCGACTGGCAAACCGGAATGGATGTTTTTCGTTGGTGGATGGAAGACGACAACATCAGCGGTCAGTTGAGCATGGACGATTTGATGGAGGATAACAATGTTTGAATTTGTAACTCGTTGGCTGGTCTGCCTAGTCCTGCTGGCGGTAGTAGTTCAGTCCGAACGGACAATCAAGAACATGGCGAACAGCCTGTTTGAAAAACAGCAGGCAATGCTCGCCTGGGCGTTCGTCAACGTGGTTCTGGTCGTTTGTACGGCAGTTGTGATGGGGTGGGAATGATGATTCAGGAAATTAACATGGTAGGGCGTGAAAGACTGGCTTTTCTGTATGGTATTTATAGCGTCTGTGCGGAATCCGAAACTGAGCTTAACGCCAAAGGCATTTATCAGAAAATTGCTTCCGAGTTAGCTTGGTGTTTGGGATTCAACGAGAACGGCGGAAAATGTTATGAGATGAACGGGGAATAACCAATGGATAATGAACTTTACTGTCCGATGAAGATGACCAGCAATCCGCTTGGTCGGTGCGTCTGCGAGAAAGAAAAGTGCGCTTGGTGGCGGCAGTTGGACGGTTGCTGTGCAGTCTGGTGGATTGCAACCGAGCTGGATAAAATCGAAACGAAAATGAAGAGGTGATAACTCTTGGCAACACCCCCGAAGCGTGGTCGTGGCAGACCGCCGCTGACCGAAGCTGAAAAGAAAAAGCGTGAGAAGCGAGCACAAAAGGCAAAAGAGCAAGCCGCCGAAAAGCGTGAGAAAGAGCGAGAAAAGAAGAAGCAACAGATGCTTAACAAACGGAAATCTATTCGCTCACAGGTGAGTAAAAAGGTGAAAGAACAGCAGGAGTTGGCTATCGAGAAGCTAAAGATGATGAACACAGGTGATTTGCAGTCAAGAATTGGCGATGAAGAGGACAAGAAAGTTGTCGGCATGATTGCAGCAAAGTATTTTGGCGACCTTCCGAGCGTGGATATGAACAACCCCATTGAAGTGCAGCAACGCCTTGACTTCTTTTTTGACGCTTGCATCGAAGCCAGAATCTCCCCTGTGGTGGAATGGATTGCACTGGTGTTGGGCATCGAATGGCCTAGCCTGAGACAGATTATGACAGGCAAACGCCGTGACGACAGTTTGCAGCAGAAGTACATCCTGAAGCTAATTCTGCAAATGCAGTCCATGTGGGCATACAACGGTATGTACGGTCAGGAGAACCCGGCAGAGTGGATTTTCCGAGCCAAGAACTACTTTGGTATGCGTGACAACGTGGAAGTTACCGTTGCGCCGCCGGAACAGCCGTTGGGCGATTCCCAGAGCGCAGAACAGCTCGCCCAGAAGTACCAGACGGCTTTGCCGAAGGGGATTGACGTGGAGTATAGAGAGGTAGAGGAAGAATGAAAGAACTCATAACTTTCTTCTTATTATCTTGGGCGGTAGCTTTTTTGATTATCAACAATTTTAACGATAAGGAGTAAAACATGAAAAAAGTAGCAACTATTATTTCTTCTGTGGCAGCATCGTTTCTTGTTGCAGTATTTCTTTTGCTGTGTTTGGAGAGAGTGCCTGTTGGGTATGTCGGCGTTGTTTATTCCGCACGAGGCGTTGAGCAGAACACCTTATCGCAGGGCTGGCACTTCCTCTCACCGATGAAACACGTTAGTAAGTTTCCTATCAGCCAGCAGCAGCTCATTTTTTCAGACGACCCAGCAGATTATAACGCAAAAGAACACGCGGATTGGCACATTGATGCCCCCGCAAGCGGTGGAATGGTTGGAGTAAACCTTACCGTAAATTATAACTTCATTCCAGACCGTGTTGTTGAGCTTTACAGCCGTTTTAATGGGATGGATGGCGAAACGCTTGTGGAAAGCCGTATTCAGAACAGCATTATTGCCTACGTCAAGGAAGTTACGCCACAGTTTTCTGTAATGGACATTTACTCCGAAAAGAAAACGGAAGTAAACAATGCAATCACAAGCTATCTGAATGAAAAACTTACCAATGAATATGGAATCAACGTTTCAAGCGCCCTCGTGATTGACGTAGAGCTGGATGACACCCTCACCGAAAAAATTAGAGCGAAAGAACAAGCAAAACAGGACGCAGAGATTGCTGAACTGAACAAGCAGACCGCTCTTGCACAGGCTGAGACGGACAAGGTGAAGGCTCAGACGGAAGCCGATGTGAAAGTGATCGAAGCACAGGCAGAAGCTGAATCGAACCGTATTGTGTCTGAATCCATCACACCTGAACTGATTCAGATGAAAGAAGCTGAAGCCAGACTGAAGCACGGATGGGTTACTGTCAATGGAGCAGATACTGTTGTAACGAAAGCAGACTAACAGCGAGCATAGAAAGGCAAAGAACATGACTAACGGCGATTTCATTCGTTCCATGACTGACGATGATATCAGGGAAAACCTGACACCGGGTATCTGCGATCTTATTAAGCATCGAGACCCGGAGCGTTGCCAAAACCGCGAGCATTGCTTTCATTGCGTTAAGGACTGGCTGAAAGAGGAAAACAAAATCATGGTGAGGGCTGACCAATGGGAAAATTGATTGACTTTTCTGACCCATACCTACTCACGTTCCTACCTGTTCTCTTACAAGACCACACGACAGGCAAGAACATCATCTGGGCGACAGGCCCGCCGCCTGAACTGGGCGTGGGCTTTGCAGATGAAATCACGCTGGAACAGTTGGACAGGGTTCAGCTTGTCCCTCGTGTGCAGAAACGGCTTGCAGACCAGAAGAAGCGCACCAGCAAGAAAGCAGAGGTGTTTACGCCAACATGGGTCTGCAAAAAGATGGCAGACGTTGCCGAAAACGACCTGAAAGGCGAGGATTGGAAGGAATACATCAACAAGACTTGTCTTGAAGTCACCTGTGGAGAAGCGCCGTTTCTGACAAGTCGATACGACACCACCACAGGGCAGATGATTGCCGTGCCAGACAGAATCGGTCTATTAGATAGGAAGCTAAATGTTCTGGCAGAGCAGTTCCATGACTACGATATGTGGATGTGCTGGGCAATTAGCGCCTACGCATCGACATACGGCTATGAGTGGCAGGGAGACAATCTCTTGCTGGCAAGGTGCAACCTGTTCCTGACGCTGGTTGAAAATTTTAGGTATCGGTTTGATGCAAAACGGCTTGAAATCGGCTGTATGCCTATGTTTCTTGACTGCATCGCAGAAACCATCTCATGGAACATCTGGCAGATGGACGGGCTGAAAAAGACCGTTCCCGGCACGGATATTCCGTGCAAAATCAAAGACTGGAAAGCCGACAAAGAAATCCTGTTTAAGGACATGGGGGAGGATGAATGAAATGAGAACAAACGGGCAGCTTTGCAAATGTGACAGATGCGGAATGACGCATTTCGTAAAACTTTTAAAAACTGGCGATATGGACGGCGGATTTAGTCACTGGGAAAAATTTGAAGAAGCAGTCGGATGGGGAAATGTTGACGGAATGCTTGTTTGCCCTTACTGCTACAACCAATATAAGTATTTACTCCGTCAGTATAAATCACAAAAAATCACGCATTTTTCTTTTGAGTGTTGCGGAAATTGCAATGAATGTCAGAAGGAAAATTGCGTAAACAGGTTGGATGAGGAGGATGACTAACATGGGATTGTATAAAGTTCCTGTTGAATGGAGAGAACGTGGATATTTACTTGTTCACGCTTCTACTCAAAAAGAAGCAGTGAAAGTCGCAATGAACGGTCTCGACATATACCCTTTGCATAATCAGCCGATTGGTGGAAGCCTTAAACTTGCATTTCCAGAAGGCTCCGAAACTGAATATGTTGCAAGGGTAGCGCCGGGTTTTGAGGAGGACGACTAATGCAGACTGACAGAGGAATCTACCACAAGCGAGTATGCGACCGCTGCGGAGCGGTACAGGGCGGCAGGATGATGAACCCTGACGAATACTTCAAAGACTGGGCGTGGCGCAGGGACACAGGCGACCTGTGCCCGGAGTGCTATGAGGAGTACAAGCGAGTGATCGGACGGTTTAATGGGGGAAAGAGAGGGCAAAGAAAATGACGAGATGTTCTATGTGGCGTTGCAAACAGTGTGGCATGGTTATTTGCAACGCCACAGATGCGAAAATTCCTGACAATGCGTTTGACGAACTTTTTGGGCTTGAGACTATTTGCAACAATTTAATGGGTTTTAGCCTTCCGACAGTCAAATATACGCACAGATGCGACGCGCAGACCATCGGACTGTGTGAGTTTATCGGTTGGAGGAAGCAGGAATGATTTACTGCACCACCGAACACTGCTCTTGCATTGGCATCAAACAGTTCTCTGCTGGTAAGGCTATCCGATGCACGGCAGAATCCTGCAAGAACAAATCTGAGCCGTCCTGCGGCTCTTGCAAATGGTACGCAGAACCGGAGGGCGTGTGTGTGAACGACCAGGCAGAACACGTTGCAGACTTCGTGTGGGATGAACGTGGATGCAAGGAATGGGAAAAGAAAGATGAAACGTCAGTCGACCTATAAAGGGCTTATTGGCAAGGGCTGGTACGACCAAAGCGAGTACAGTCACTATTTTGCAGCGTGGGCAAACCATCGCAATAACTGGGCTATTCGCAAGGCTGATAACCGCAAGCTGGCAAAGGCAAGGCTAAAGCAGATTGAACGCCAGCAAATCAGAAAGGAGCTGGAAGAGTATGACAGCAGGAGAGAAAATCAGGAAGCGCAGACTTGAACTTGGCATCACGCAGAAAGATGTTGCGAGGATGATTGGAACAACCAATGCATATGTCAGTGCCGTTGAAAAGCAAAAGCGTGGCGTGAATAAAGAAACGCGGCTGGCAAAATTCGCAGAAGCTCTTGAATGCAGTGTGGACGATTTGAGGTCAGATGCGCCCAAAGGCATGGTAGACCCTACCAATGACGACTTTGGAGCGGTTTGTAACTGCGCTGTCCGCTACTGCTTGAGCAGACAGTCATATATGCCTAGCCTTGTCTGCGGATACATCGCACCGCTTCTGCCGAAACTGACGGACATAACGCTTAGTTGTTTTCGACGTGACATTGCAGAGCGTAAGAGTAATGGGTTTGACTTTGGCATGGACTTCGATGTTGAGACATGGGATACGTTCTACAAGGCAGTTTGCAATGAGATTGAGAGGAGAAAGGGCGATGGAAGCCAGACCGATTGATGCCAATGCACTACGGAAACGCATCGAAGAATGGATGCAGGAATTAGAGCAAGAGTTTACTGTTGAGTATGCCTACATGGGCTATGCGCTAGACGATGTACTTGATTACATCGACACTGCACCAACAATCGAGGTGAAAGACAATGGCTAATTATCCAGAATACCTTGAACGAAACGCACTTATTGAAAGAATCGAGAAAGCATATTGCGATGGCTGCGAGAACTACAATGGAGTTAGATGCCGTGCTTGCGGTATTGGCGATGCCATTGACGTTGTGGAAGATGCCCCGACAGCCTTAGAGCGTACCGCTGAATGGATTGCGTAAGACGAAGATAAGACGAGGTTCATGTGCAGTAATTGCCATGCGAGAAACAATCGAGACCGCTACAACTACTGCCCGAACTGTGGTTCTTTGATGGAGAACAGGTTATGAGTAACACATTTTGGCATCCGGCATTGGAACCGCCACGAGAGCGGACGCAGCCTTTGTTGCTTGCGACTAAGACAACGTGGCGTGATAAAGATGGAAAAATGTTGCAAGGCTTCTCGCCAACAGCGTACTTTCTTGGCTGTTACGCAGACGGTCAGTTCTGGGATGAGATAGGCGAGAGGCTGCCGAAAGATGTGACGGTGACGCATTGGATGGCGTTCCCGATGATATGAGGTGATGTAGATGGACAAGTATGTATGGCATTCCGTGCAGGATGAGTTGCCGCCGTCAGATGCTCCGATGCTGATTTTGATGGTAAAACACATTTACCAAAACAAAAACGACTATGAGCGGTACATGAGGCTCGGCTTCTATGCACCAGCATTTGGGAAAAAGGCGTGGAGAGACGAGTTTAACGACCCGTTGGAACACGGTGATTGGTACAATGTAACGCACTGGACGTATGCGCCAGAAGAGCCAAAGAGGGATGAAGATGGATGTATTTAAAGCGTTAACAGAAGCAATGAACCAATGTGCTGCATCAGCTGAACATTTTGCAAATGCTGTCAGACAGTCCGAAATGCAGTGCGGTTGCATCAAGCAGAAGCACAACCGACCTGTATACTGTAAAGGTGCAAAGCTACATGAAGTTTTCAAACGAATTATGAGAACGAGAGAGGGATTTAGAAAGTGACAGAACTCAAGAGATGTCCGTTCTGCGGTGCGGAACCACCGACTGTAAAAGTGATTCATCCACTTAACGTTGACATGGCTAGTTGGGTAGTCTGCGGCAAATGCGGGGTGAGCACTTCTGCAACATTTGGCAAGAAAAAAGCCATCGAAGCATGGAACAAACGCTACAAAGAGGATTGAGCATGGACAAAAAACGAGACAGCTTTACATTTCAACGATACTACTTTGAAGCCATCTCCACACTCAAAAGTAAAGAGAAGTTGGAACTCTATGATGCAATCTGTGCATACGTTTTTGAAGAAAAAGACGCAACTTTGAACTCAAAAAAAGCAGAATCTTGTTTCGTTTTGATTAAACATCTGCTCGATGAGGAATGTAAAAGAAGCGATATTGCGTCAAAAGGATGGTCTACACGAAAGTCAGCTCATCCTCATGTCATAAATGAGATGAAAGTCAGCTCATCTATGAGTTCAAAGTCAGATGACAATGAACCCATTGTATCAACTGACAGTCAGATGAACGTCAAGACCTTGCCGGAGAGTGCAGTCAAAAAGAAACCTGACATCTTCTCAGACTTTGCTCGTGGCGATAAAGCCCTGCTGGAATCCCTGCGAGAGTTCGCACAGATGCGTACAAGAATCAAAAAACCTATGACAGACCGGGCAAAACAGATGCTCTGCAACAAGCTGGAAAAGTTTGATCGGCATGACTGGAAAGCCATTCTCGACCAGAGCATCTATGCTGGATGGCAGGACATTTACGCATTAAAACAGGATGACCAGTACGAGCAAAGTACGGAGATGTAGTTCCCTAGACTATGACAATGGACGTTCAAACGGTATTTATCGGTGCGCTGATGCTCTGCAATCCGGGCGTTGTGGATGAAATCATACCAGACCTTGAACTTGACTTGTTCAGACCTGAGCTGAGAGACGCTTTTGCGGCTGTCCAGGGCTATTGGACGGCTAGGGGTAAGATAGATATAGTCGAGATAAACACGCAGCATCCAGACGTAGCGCAGACGCTCTTGGCGTGTGTACAAACCTGTGAATCAGAGTGTGTACGAATTGACAGGGAACAGATGCAGCGTTGGGCACAGCTTATCAGAGAACAAGCTGCACTCACTCGTGTGCAAGGTCTGGCATTTCAGATGACCAGCGAACTTACCGACTATTCTGATCTATCAGACATTTACCAGCAGATGGGCGAAGCAATGAGCCTGAAAGCTGAGGAAGAAGATGCGTGGACATACGAGGACGTGCTGAACGACTATGTGCTTCACATGGACGAGAAACCTGTGTATATCAAGACAGGCCTAGAGCGTCTGGATGAAGCGCTGCACATCTCACCGGGTGATTTCATCATTATCGGCGGCAGACCGTCTGCTGGCAAGACAGCCCTGTCTCTGCAAATAGCAGCAAGCATGGCAAAGCAGAACTACACCGTGTACTATTTCAGCTTAGAAACCAGCAAACGCAAGCTAGGCGCACGTCTAATGGCTAATCAAATATACTGCCCTCTGGACACGGTGAAAAATAAGGCGGTCAGCTTGAATGAGATTGACGGACAGGCAAAGAACATGAAGATGCCCTTATATATCCGCTCCGCTGCCGGAAAGAACGTGGCGTGGATGAAGGCGCAGGCTCTCCGTAAAAAGGCTCAGGTCATCTTCGTAGACTATCTTCAACTCATCCACGAAACAGGCGCAAAGGACAGATATGCCGCAATTACAGCTATATCCATTGCCCTGCACGAGCTGGCGCAGACCACAGGCATTGTCGTGGTGGCACTGGCACAGCTTAATCGAAACCCATCCAAGCCCGGAGCAACGCCTACCAACTCCGACTTGCGAGAGAGCGGACAGATTGAACAGGACGCAGATGCAATTATCCTTCTGTCCGGCGACAACCCCGACAAGTACCTGTTCCGACTAAGCAAGAACAAGGAAGGCGAGATAGGCGACCTTCCCATTACGTTTAACAAGCAGATTCAACGGTTCCAAGAGTATACTTGGATGGACTGAAAGGAGAACGACTATGAAATATCGAAAGAAGCCAGTTGTTATCGAAGCATTCAAACTAAATGCACGAGGCCTTGTTGGAGAAGATTGGTTCTGGGATGCAGTAAGTAGCAATGATATTATCACGCATGACTTCGGAAAGTTTCACGATGACCCTGCGTGGTGCGAGATTAAAACGCTTGAAGGGACTATGATTGCAAGGACTGGCGATTATATCATTCGTGGCGTAAATGGCGAAATCTACCCGTGTAAACCTGACATTTTCGAGAAAACATACGAAGCGATTGAGCGATAGTAGCCTAGCATCGCTTCTGCGCTCGTATCGTCACAGTAGAATAGGCAAGAAAAACAGATAACAGGGTCGGGACGATAAAGTTATCATTTGAACCTGTTGGAATGATTTTTCTATTGAGTTTTCAAGGAGAAGGGACATGAAATCAAAATGGGACACTGCGCATAGAAACCCTTTTGAAGATTTGATAAAATGGCACGATAGCATTTTGCAAAGCCAAAAACGAAAAGAGGAAATCGTGAAATCTGTGAAGAACGGATATGGAAAATACGGATTGTGTGATGCTTGTCATAATAGGCTAAATGACAGATGCTTGCTAAATGGAGTGCGTGTTGGAACGGAAATTTTTAAGAAAGAAAGGCTGGAAAGGACAGAGGAATGCCCGTTTTGTAATTGTTGATGATAAAATCACATGGTGTAGCAGGGCTGTCAGCAATGGCAGCCTTTTGCATATACGCACACAGAAGCCCTACAAACGCTTTTAACGTCAGATAGCAAACTTATCGACTAAATACAGAAAACAGCTCTGGCACGGCTCTACGGGGCTGTGAGCGCATTGTAGATGCCTACGACTATTGCAGGAGGAGAAAATGGAATACATGACAGCCGATACAAATGTCAATGGGTACATGGTTTACCCTCGATTCCTCTCGACTATTGGCGTTAGCCCAACAGAGAAAATTGTTTACATTTACCTGTTCAATCGTGCAAGGTCGTCACAGAGGGCAAGCAGAAGCGGAAAGTTTGCTGACCAACTAGGGCGAGTATACATCGTGTATCCCATCAAAGATATTGCTGCCGATACTGGATTCACGGAACGATGGGTCAAGAAGTCTCTGAAAGAGCTGGAAGAAACCGGGTTGATCGAGCGCAAGCGTGAAGGCAAGAACAAGCCCGACAAGATATACGTCAAAGTGCCGGAAGAATCTTCAAAGAGCGAAAAGGGAGGTGAACAATCATTCACCTCTGAGGGGAACGATGCTTCACCTGTGAGGGGAACAATCGTTCCCCTCCTTAATATAGAAGAAAAGAAAAGAAAAAAAGTTATTAAGAAAGCGGGCGACCCGCCCGATGGGAACGCCAGCACGCCGGACTTCGAGGATGTGAGTGAGTATTTTTTGGATGCTGGATGTGAAAACAGGCTTGCCGGCAGCTTTATGAACTACTATGAGGGAACAGGCTGGATGACAAAGACCGGAAAGTCTATCACCAACTGGAAGGCCTTTGCTGATATGTGGATTGACAGAGAGAAAGAGAAGCAACAGTACAGTGAACCAGAGTTTAATCGCCTGTAAAGGTTCTTTCCCCCTACAACCCTCTATCTCCAAAAGCTATACCGTTAGCCAGCAGGCCAGACCGTAGGCGAGAACTAGCGTGAGGTTCGGACTAGTGGATAGTCTACGACTATTTCACATGGAGAATTGACTTCATTTTGTAGTCGGTTGGATATGTACAAATGTTGCATTTGCTATTCCTAGTAGAATGCTATGGATTGAATGAAATATCATAGTGTGTTGCTGGAAATTAAATCGAGCAGGAACAGACTGAATCATATGGTACGAGTTATTATACGAAATAATACGTGATTATCGGGAGCAACTATATCTATATACTATAATAAGTACGGTTATTATACGAAATAGTCATAACTAGCGAAAGAATAAATTATACGAAATTGGAACGAGAGGTGATTTTTGGGGTGGTCGGATGGCTTAGCGACTATCGCACCTCTCTTTTCCTAAAAGGAAACGACTATTTCACACAAAAAATACACGACTATCTAACGCTGGTTCGCAAGAAAATGCTACGACTATTACTTTACGACTATCAGCGGACTGTTTGCTACTATACGATATATAGGACTTTCAAACGGTGGTCATCTGACGACTTTACGACTATTTTATTGGAGAAACTACGACTATTGGTTACGACTATTCCAGCCGAAACGCTGCGACTATTGCTGACCTCTATTAGCTATCGGGCGAAAGCCCGAAAAAGAGATGCGGCGGCAAGCCGCCAGTGGTTCCGCCCGCCCGCTGTTGGGTCTGCTCTCTGTCCATCAATGCCGGGCAGCAGACCGCCGGGCTGACCCTGTACAGGTGGAGACGCTGACCCCTCAGCAGGTGCACCGGGTCTGTACTGCTGACACGCTGTCAGCACTTGCCAGCGATCCGCACACGGTAGGAGCTGACCCCGCCGGGCTGGCATGGTCTGCGCTATGCTGTATCGCCTGGCATAGATCTATACACCGCCGCCCCCTTATATACTTTATTATAATAGGCGGCTGCTCTGCCCTGTACAGCGTCCGGTGTTGCGGTGCGCTGGAATATGGCAAATCAACGGGAAAGCCGCTGTAAAGCCCTGTAAATGCTTTTGATGTTTTGGTTGTATAATTGCATGGACGGCAGAAAAGCCACTGTAAACGCTTGTGCGTGGCTGATACGTTGCCTGACAAAAAATAAAAGCCCTGCACCCTCAGCAGGTGCAAGGTAAAAGAAAAGCCCCGCCACGTGGGCGGGGTTGAGAATTTTATTAGTGCCATTCAATCAAGCGTTTTGTACGTTTCAATCCTGCTAACGTATAATCCCCGCTGACATTATCCCACACACGGGAGCGGGTGTTATAGGCGTATGGATAAAGTGTTGTCTGATTTGCGCTATCCCAATTTACGGCGTGATGTACTTTTCCGGTTTCGTCGTCCACATAAATGCTCAAACCATTAACTTCGTGCTCAGTGTAAGTTTTCATGGTAATACCTTTCTTTCCGGGCTTTGGCCCTTTTTGTAGTATGTCATATTGTCGCGGCTATAGTTTTTATCTGTCCCTTTCGGCCAATTCTTTCATGATCTTATCATGCACTTGACTACATCTGCGCTCCTCGTCGTGACAGGGACAGCTATTGCAATCCCCGTCACAATTTTTATATCTGTAATTTGCATAAAGTAGTTCTTCATCACTTAGCGTTTTTATGTTCATCATGCTTGAATCCCCTTTCAATTTTTTATTATACCACGTTACAAGCCCTTTATACAGGACTTGAAAAAATATTTTGCCCTTGCGGGCTGGGGCGGGGTTGCTTTACGGTGCAGCCCCGCTAAAGTATCCGATTTGCATTACTTGGACGCCTTAAACAGCGCCGAGAAAAACCAGAAGAAAAACAGAAGCGCGGACAGTATCACAGCTTGCACCCCCTTTATACCACGCTGAACCGCTTGTAACTTGTGCGGGTGCTGCATTCTGCGTATACATCCGGGTGCAGCGTCTTCAAAAGCTTGCTATCTAGGCGGTCGCTCTGCACATCCTTGTAAATGGCTTTTGCTGTGCCTTGCGCCATCTCCGGCGCGCCCTGCATCATGGCGATAATATCCGCTTTAATGCTCTCGTTCATCGCTTCAAGCTCTTCCAAAAGCCGCTTGTTTTCGCGGTACTCGTTCACTTTTTCTTCAAACAACGTCATTTTTTAGCCCTCCATTTCTTTTTTATATTTCAAAATGTCCTCACGGGTCAACCATTCCGGTTTTTCTCCGATACTATCATATAAATATAGCATGTTGGCGATATGGTCGGCCACATTGCCGGCCCACAAATATTTTTCGTGGCGGGCACCGAATCCCAAAAAATACTCGCAATCAATGCGCATACGGTCAAGCAAACAATATTTTCTCTCCGAATTGAGCGAATCGAGATATTTTTTATTTTTCATTTCTGCTCCTCCTTAGCTGTTAAGAAATACCAGCATAACCAACGCCCCGGAAATCATGCCGCCAACGTACCAGAGGGCAGCCCACTGGGAAAAGTCAAGAGTAATCATTTTTAGACCTCCTTATATTGCGGGATGTAGCCTAACACTTTAACTTTTTTCGGGATGGTGTAATAAATCTGCCCACAATCGGGGCACCAAACAGCGTCGTACTGCTTGCCGTCGTCTCCCAATGCCTTGCACTGCACCTCACAGGTAAAGAGCTTAAGAGCGTCCGCCGTTAGCATTGCCGCCACATCTGCGGCGGGCTGTGCGTTAAACGCCGCCACTGCCTTTTCTGCGTCTGGCAGCGTGTCAAATACGCCCAGTGTCCAGCCCGCACCCTCCAAAATGTAGTCTACCATATACATGCCGCTGTCACTGCACCAGAGCCACACAACGGGCTTAATGGTCATTCTGCGGTTGTTCTGGGCTGCATAGAGCTGGTTAAGTGTGCCAGTCATTAACGTGCCGCCCTCAAATGTGGCGGTATAGAGGTCGGCGCATTTGACTGTTTCGGGTGCGCTGGTCTGGGTCTGCTCTGCTGCGGCCTGCTCCATCTCGTCGAGGATGACAAGGGCTTTGTAGTAGTCGGCGGTACGCTCTGCACAGCATCCGGCGGAGATGTAGCCGTTAAGCTCAGCGCAGAAATCTTGCTCCCAGCTGGTGCAATCCACACGGGGTGCGCCGTTTTCGTCGAGATCAAAATCTTCTTCGAGGATGATTGCGGCAAAGAGGTCTTTAGCCCACAGGCGTTCCCAGTACTTTGTGATGTTAATTTTCATGGTTTTTGCCCTCCTGTTTTGTGGTGGTGTGGTTTGTTCTTGTTTGTGCCTTTATTATACTATCAATAGGATTGCATGTCAATAGATAGATAGTAATTTACTATCACAAGAAACAGCAAAATATCCTTGTGATATTTGCTCATATTGCTATCAATATACCATGCCTGTGATAGAACTATCATAATACGCGTGATAGAGGTGTTGCCCACCCTCCAGCGCCGCCGCCGTTACGATCTGCCCAGCGTGGTCTGCCTTGCATCTGGCACGGCTTGCGCCGCTGCCTGTCGTGCGCCGCTGTTCCGGGTGCGCTGGGGCTGGGGTCTCCACCGGCGGGGTATACAGCCGCCGACCAGCCCCGCCCGGTCAGTCTCTCAACCACCGAAAAAATAAAAAAGACCCACCCCACTTTCACAAATCAGAACCCATCCGATTGTGCAAGTCTCCAAAAATTCTAAAAAATACAAAAAGACCCCTTTCGAGGTATTAGATGTGCTATAATCAGCTAAAGGCAATACGCCAAAGAAAGGAAGAATCAAAATGAGGAAGAGAATCATTGCGGCGGCTCTAGCAGCGGCTATGATGCTTGCTATGCCTATTAGCGCAATGGCAACTGCAAAGCCTGATGAATGGTCTGCTCCTATTGAGCTGGAAGAGACCAATGCAACACAGGTGCAACCCATAACAATCAAAGAATCCCATAGCCATCTTGAAACCAAGTACGAATACGGCAAAACGAGATACTATGTGTTCTACGCTGTATTGGTTGAGAATCCTAACACCGATTGGGCGGTCGATTTTGTTTCGCTGAATGTCACGGTATACGGCGAAGATGGTTCCGTCTTAAAAACCGATTCTGAAACGCTGGACTGGGTTGGCGAGGGCGATTCTTATTGGTATGGCGATTATATCGCTTTTGATTCCGATGGCGTTAAGCCAGCAAGAATTGAATACACGACAAGCGCAGAGAACTGGAACGTTCACGAAGCAAGCCCTGCCAATCAGATTGTTCGTGCTGGAGAACTTGCTGTTACAAACGTTTCCAAACGTGGTTCCGGCTATGATTTGCGATTCACTGGACAGGTTACGAACAACAGCCAGTTTACAAGCAATGCGGTCAAGGTTATTGTCCTTTACAAGATGAAAGACACCGAAGGCAATGAAGTTCCTGTTGGCGGTGAGTATACTTACATCATGGATAGCCTTGCTTCGGGTCAAACAGCATCGTTTGAGCTTTATCCATTGAGTGGATTTACTGGTTATAGCTCTTATGAAGTGGTTGCCATTCAAGATTGACCCATAACACAAAAAGCCAGTGGCTAGATGTTCTCTAACCACTGGCTTTTCTATTGGACTATTTCACGGAGGACAAAAATGTCCGCCGTATTAGTTTTGCTCAAAAATGAGAAAAACCTCAATTATCCGTTTCTGCGGATACTTGCATAAAGCAGACGGAACGTCTCACGGCCTTTCGGCGTTACTCTGGTCTGTACGCCACCGTGCTTGTTCTTCTGGTTGCAGTATTCCTTGACGGCAAAGAGGCCGTCACCCTTGCCCGCTTTCGGCAGGATGCCCTTGCTCTTGTCGCGGTAGATGTATCCGTCAGAAATAAGCATCTTGATAAACAGACGTTCAGGGATACGCAGTTCCTTTGCAGTCGAGCGGAAATTGGTAGACACGTTCCACGCCACGAGGTCGTCAAAGTAGTCCGCTTTAGGCTGCATCTCCTCGTTCTTCTCACAGAGCTGCTTGTTCTGCATCTGTAATGCTGCACTCTTTTCCTTTTCAGCCTTCATGTTCTGAATCAGTCCGATCACGAAGTCCGGGTTGGCAATAGCCGTCTCCAACAGGTTGTCGGTCATGTACATTCCATGCTTGCGGATGGACGGTAAGACCTCGTGAGTGACCCAGTGCTTGAACCGCTGTGCGCTTTCCAGCTTGCTGCTAAAAATCAGACTGTATAGGCCGGATTCGTTGATGATGGTCGGATGCTGTTCTCTACCCATGGGGTCGCAAAACGCTACCCCATCTCCCTGACGCTTATCTTGCTCATCAACGTGCTTTGCAAGAGCGTCTTTCGTGTTAACGTACCCAAGCGCTACCGCAATGTCCTTGCCAACAAACCAAGGGTCATCGTCAATGAGCATGACGCGGATTTCGCCAAACTCGGCGTTGTTAAAGATTTTGATGTTCTCAGACAAAGAAAGTTGCATTAAAAAGCTCCTTTTCACTTGTGAGAGAAGCAATTTTCTGCTATAATAACGGCGAGAGAATGCTTCTCTCAGGGTTTACATGATACGTTCGCTGTGGTCGCCAAACTTTAGCGAGCGTATCATTTTTCGTTTTCATTGGTAGAATCCATCGGATGCAGCGTAAAGAACGCTTCACGGAACGCAGCAGAAATGGAAACCCGGTTCTTGATGCAGTATTCCTGCAAGCTAGCAAACTGCCGCTCCGTCACGCTGATGGTAACGGTGTGACCGTAACGCTCTGCGTAAGGACTACTCATACATATTCGCCCCCTTTCGTTTTGCTGTGCAATAAGTGTAACCGCAAAATATTAGGATGTCAAGAAAATACACCCCATATATTGTGTTCACTAGTGCTGGCATCAGATTTTTCCGTTCTGAATGGCTGCTCCGGCTTCGTACCCTGCTCGGTAGTTCAGTTCGGACAGCTTACCTAGCGCTTCTGCGTACTCCCTGTCCTCGCTGGTCGGCTCTTTGCCGTGGGCGAGGGTTTTCAGAAATTCTTCGGTTGTCGTGGGAAAGTTCATGTTTTTTGCTCCTTTCTATTGCAGACAGTCCATCAGCTTTTAGCTGGTGGATTTTTTGTTTGTGAGAATATTCTAAAGCTTTGCCCCCTTTATGTCCATTGAACAAAATGTCGGAACTTTTATATACAAAATGGGCAAAATAAACAATTTACGAATTTTTAACTATCAAAAATATTATTGACAGTACTATCAAAATATGGTATAATCTGTGATAGAAAGAGAGGACGCAAAAATGAAAGTTGGGTATGTAAGAGTTTCGACAGCCGGACAAAACACGGCTCGTCAGGAAGTCATTATGGAGCAGCTTGGCGTTGAAAAGGTGTTCATTGATAAAATGAGCGGAAAGAACACTGATCGCCCGCAGTTGAAAGAGATGCTGGCGTTTGTTCGTGAGGGCGATACTCTTGTGATTGAGAGCTTCAGCCGTCTGGCTCGTTCCACAAAAGACCTTCTGGAAATCGTTGAAGAACTTGAAAAAAAGAATGTAAAGTTCGTCAGCCAGAAAGAGAACATCGACACTTCTACGCCTAACGGAAAATTTATGCTGACTGTGTTTGCAGCTCTGGCACAACTGGAACGCGAAACGATGTTGGCACGGCAGAAGGAGGGAATCGAAATCGCAAAAGCAGAAGGCAAGTATAAAGGCAGAAAGCCTGTCGAAGTTGACGAAGAGAAGTTTCGGCAGCTCTATAACGACTGGCAGAATGGAAAGACCACGCCGAAGATTATGATGAATGAACTTGGGTTAAAGCCCGCTACGTTCTGGCGCACGGTCAAAAAGTATCGTGAAAAGTATGGCATCACTGATGCGGCCACCACACGCAAGTATGCCAATAAAGAGGAAAAATAAAAAGCAGAGACCCACCACAGGCCGCTGCTACAAACAAAAGACCACCAATCCCTCAACAGGATGATAGTACATGAGTATTATACCATTTCTGTTGAGGTGTGGCAATATAAAATCAGCAGAAAGGGTATACTAACATGAAAAAATCTAATTTGATAGCAGATTCTCCTTATGGGCATTTAATTGTAGCGGGTGGAAAAATCAAACTACGTTCAGTGTTCGACTTTCCCGGATGCACAGAACTGTTCTCGTTTTTGTATGTTTGCGAGCAAGCAAATTGCACTGTCGAATTTGAAAATGAGGAAATTATCGTAGAACCAAAGAATACAGACAACGCGATTCAAATTATGCTCGCAGTTTATGTTTCATTTGGTCAAGACGATACAATCTTCAAAAGATACATAAACTATTTGACGAAACTCGGTTCAGATGGAAAGCGTGAGCCGACTGTTTGCGATAAGTAAAAGGGGATTGCTATGAAACAGGTGAATTGGGAAGAATCGGAAGGTTGCAATGCGTTTATGAAGAACGCAACTGCTGTAATTCTTGAGTATGTCCTTGAAGTTGGAATTGATAAAGCTGTTGAAGATTGCGTTAAAGATAGTGAAATTGTTCATTGTTTTCCGCATCTTGAATCCTACGCAAAGGAACACGGATTTATCTAACCCGTCAGACATGGTATCGGATTGCTGAACAGAACAGGTGAAAGTATGGCTAGAAAACTTTACGCAGTAACGAGCGGCGGAGAAGATGAATATCATATCATCACTCTGACCAAAAGCCGCAGACGTGCGGAGAAAATCGCAGAAATGTACGATGCCGATGTTGAAGAATATGAGGATAGCAGAGAATTGACCGCAAAGCCGCTTACTTACTTTGTTTGTTGGTATGCCAGCCCGGAATGTTGTGGAGAAATTAAAAACGACGTTGAAAAAGACGTTGTTATGGGTGACGGCTACGCCTATGTCGATGCTTGGTCAAAAAAACAAGCTGAACAAAAAGCAGACGTTTTGCTTAAAGACGTTCGTGCGGAGAAAGAAGCCGAACGCAAAGCATTGGAAGAAGCGTATAGGTCAAGTGCGACATGGCTTGCCAAACGTGAAAACGGAAAAATCTACGTCATCCCGGAAGATAGCAAAACAAATGCAAGCGGAGTCCTGTTTGGATGCAGAGCATTCATCAAGGCTCCTACAATAGAAGAAGCCATGAAGATTGCAACGTCTATGTTTGCTGATTATGATGCAAACCGCGCGAAAGCCGCGAGGTGACATTGTTCGCAACTTAGAATAAAACCGAATATTTGATTTTTGTGCAGTTGTAGGCACTCTTTACATTTTTAGGTAGGGGGTGCCTATTTTTTTATGCAGCCAAAGCAGTGTATCGCCATCATTGACAGCATCAAATCGTATGCAAAGCAGAATCCGACCGAAGCACAGGTCTATGAGGACTGGTTTCAGGCGGTCGTGAACCTGAGAGACGCTCTTCCGCAAGACAAGAGGTTTGATGCCTACAAATACTCCGGCGAGCTGCGCTCTGTCTGCGCAGCCATGATGGCCAAGATGAAAACAGGCGAGGACGTGGCGAAGGTCTATGACATTATCAGCCGGACGTACCTGTTTGAAGCAAAAGATGTGTTCGACAGCTATTGCATTTACCTTGAATGGAATCGTGCGCCGGAGAAGAAGTTCTATCAGCCTAGACGCAGAGTGTTGAAAGTGCTGGCAGACGACCTAGAGGACTTGTTTTATAAGCGGATAGATTTCTTGGGGGTCAGTCTTCCGGCTCGCGTAGGCAAGGCTTTGAGTGATGATACGCCGATTTTAACAAGAAGTGGCTGGAAAAATCACGGCGATTTGCAGGTCGGCGATGAAGTTATCAGCCCGAAAGGTCAGTTTGTAAAGGTTCTGGCCGTTTCGCCTAAGTGCAAGCTTGATGTGCGTTGCCATTTTTCTGACGGCACATACATTGACTGCCACGAAAACCACGAGTGGCCGGTCTTTAACCGCCATAAGAACGGATTTGATGTGGTCGAAACCAAGCGGATGATGGAGGATTATGTTACCGATACAAAAGATGGCGTAAGATTCTGTTATCAGGTTCCGTTCAAAAATTTTGTCGAGGGAGAATATAAGAAACTGCCTGTTGAGCCGTACACATTGGGCGCATGGCTTGGTGATGGTCGCAATCAGCACCCGGATATTTGTGAGCCGCCTTGTGATCGGGTGATTGTTGAGCGTGTCATTAACGATGGATACCCTATTAGCTGGCACACTGTTCATAAAGGCACTGGCGTTGAGTATTACGGATTCTCTGGCTTACGACAAGCACTTCAAAAGGGCGATATGTGCCATAGTCACCGCCGCTGCGTGAAGCATATTCCGGAAGAATACTTTACAGCCAGCATTGCACAGCGCATGGAATTGCTTGCTGGTCTGCTCGATACAGACGGTACGTTACGGGCAAAAGAGCATCGGTACGCTTTTTCTACCACAGAGCCGCAAATGAGAGATGATTTTGTCACGCTGGTTTCTACCTTTGGATGGAGATGTAGCGTGGTTGAATATCCACCTCGTGTATCGTCTAGTGGCATTAAAGGCAATCTGACAGTATATTCCATCTCTTTTAATCCTACCTGCCCTATTCCCTGCGTTGTTCCTCGCAAGCAGTTAAAGGAGTTTTCTAAACCTCGCCGTGTGGCGTTCTGCGGGTTTGAACGAATTGAGCCGGAGCAGGGTAATTGCATTCAGGTTGAGGGTGGCGTGTACTGCGCTGGTAAACGGCTGATTCCCACCCATAACAGTACCCTGTGCATCTTCTTCATCACATGGCTAATGGGTAATCGTCCTGACGTTGCATCGGTTATGAGCGGACACTCTGACAAGCTGACAAACGGCTTCTATGGTGAAGTACTGTCCATCATCACCGACCCTGTAACCTACAACTGGGGAAAAATCTTCCCTGACGTTCAGCTTGTGGACAAAAGCGCAAAGGATGAAAGCGTTGACTTGAACCGTAAAAAGCGATTCCCTACCCTTACTTGCCGTTCTATTGGCGGCACGCTGACTGGTGCAGTTGAAATCGGCGAGAGCGGCGTTCTGTACAGCGATGACTTGATCGAGGACTTGGAAGAAAGCCTAAACGTTGAGCGTCTAAACAACAAGTACGATGCCTACCTGAACCAGCTAAAAGACCGTAAAAAGCAGGGCGCATTGGAGCTGATGGTCGGTACACGTTGGAACGTGCTTGACCCTCTGGGGCGTATCCAGAACCAGTACGCAGACAATCCAAAGTACAGATTTCGGGTGATTCCAGCTGTGGACGAGAACGGACACAGCAATTTCAATTATGATTACGGCGTGGGATTTGACGATGCCTACTATGCCGACATGAAAGCCAGCATTGACGATGCAACATGGTGGGCAAAGTACATGGGCAAGCCTTATGTGCGTGAAGGTCTGCTGTTCCCTGCCGATGAACTGCGGTATTTCAACGGCGTTCTGCCTGATGGTGAGCCCGATCGCAAGCTCATGGTCATGGATATTGCATGGGGTGGCGGTGATTTTACCGCTTGTCCTATTGCTTATGTGTACGGAGATGCCGTGTTCATCCCTGACCTTGTGTTCAATAACGGCGATAAGACCGTGACCAGACCGGAAGTCGTGGGCAAAATCATCCAGCACAAAATCAACGTGGTACGCGGCGAAGCCAACAACGGCGGTGACGAATACTGTGACGTGGTAGACAGCCAGCTCCGGCAGCAGGGCTATCACTGTTCTGTTCGCAGCCAGCGTGCGCCAAGTGGTCAAAGCAAGCTGTCCAGAATCATCCAGTATGCGCCGGACATTAAGCGGTTTTACTTCCTTGACGAAAAGCACCAGTCGAAAGAGTACAAGGCATTCATGGAACAGGTGACGATGTTCACGCAGCTTGGCAAAGTTCCGCACGATGATGCACCGGACAGTCTGGCACAGCTTGCCGATGAATTGTATAACGGGATCAGCAAAATTGAGCCTGTCAAGAGGCCTTTTTGATTAAAAACACAATATATTGTGTTCGCTGGGTCTATTTATTTGATTTCACCACTTGACAAGGCTTATAATGTACGCAGGAAGTTTTGTAGCTTCCCTTAAAGGAATAGCTTACACGCGGGGTTTTGTCATTTTTACTCGCGTGCGTGTCAACAAGCATATTCCTCCTTTCACCGGTGAAGGTTTTCTCACTCTTTCGCCTTCACCGGACTTTATATGTTGCGTTTCCAATTGTAAGGGGAATGCCAGCCTGTCTCCCCCACGGCTGGCAAGCAACGGTTCGATTCCGTTACGCAGCACAACCAACTACCTAGCTTTGCATGGACTTATTCTCCAAAACCTCCACCGCTATTCCCGGCTCTCAATGTAATGTTTAGGCATGGCATTGCAAAGAGCAGCGGTTAACCAATCAAGCCGGGTTTTTATGCTACATTAGCTTAGTATGGTTAAAGCACTCGGCTCATATCCGAGCATACATTGGTTCAAATCCATTATGTAGCACCAAAATTGCAGCTTACCCGTTTTACGTCTGTCCAACAACTGAATGTAAAGGCTGCAATGGTTTTCTTCGGGCGAAGAATAGCACGGCTGGAAGTGCGAACAGTTTCCCAGTAGCTTCTGACAGGTCTGTGCTCAACAGCCTGTTTCCAGAAATCCAACGAAAGGAGCACAGATGGTAGCAAAAGTTAGGTGTAAGCATCCTCATAAGGATGCAAACGGCAATCCGTGTGATTGCGGACGTTATCTTGGCGAAGTGGAAGGCAAGTTCTCTCTTCTGTGCCCTCTTTGCCATTGGATTACGATTGGAGATTCCAACCTTCCAAAAGATACATGGGTCTCCGTACCAAAGTTTAAGAACTGAATAGCTTTTGAAGCGCAGTTGTAAGCGCAGTGAGATAGACCTTAACAGGTTTGTCTTGCTGCGCTTTTTATTTTGCCGGAAAGGAGGAACGCATGGCTGAGTATCAGATGGTCGTTGGCGGCTTTTTGAATAATCCGCTGACCGGACGCAGACCGATTGAAACGCCGGAGACGGAAATCAATCGAGAGAATGTGCTGAAAGTTGTCATGGGCAAGGCAGAGCCTATTCATCTGCTGAACAAAAATGAGATTCGCTTTCTGCACAACTACTACTTGGGCAGTCAGCCTGTCCTCCTCCAAACGAAGGAATACCACGCTGAAATCACAAACCGCATTGTAGAGAACCACGCCAACGAGTGCGTGGGCTTCTACACAGGCTATATGAGCGGTACGCCTTGCTCTTATGTTCGGTCTGAAACGGCAACAGGTGACGGCGAGGAAATCGCCCGGCTGTCTAACGCCTTGCAGTATGAGGGCAAGGACGCGCTTGATCGGCGGCTCTGGCAGTGGATGTTGGAGTGCGGACAGGGATACCGTATTGTTCTTCCTGACAAGGGGTACAACGGCAACTACCCGGACGAAACACCCCTGCTGGTGGACGTTCCAGACCCTGACATGGCGTATGTGATTTACAACTCCGGCATCGGACACAAGCCCATCGCCAACGTGCTGCACATCCCACGCAATTATCAAAACGACTTGAACGACTTGATTTGCGTGTACACGCCAAACCAGTACTTTGAAATCGACAACGGCAAGATCACAAAATCTGAAAGCCATTCTCTGGGGATGCTTCCGATGGTCGAATACAAGCTCAACCCGGAGCGCATGGGTCTGTTTGAACCGGCTATCCCTGTTCTGGATGCCATCAACGACCTAGAAAGCAACCGTCTGGACGGTGTAGCGCAGTTCATCCAGTCCATCATGGTGTTTACGAACTGTCTTGTGGACGAAGATGCGCTTAACAAGGTCAAGGAACTTGGCGCAATGTGCCTGAAATCCACTTCTGGTTTGCCCGCTTCTGTCTCTCAGATTGCAAACGAGCTTGACCAGCAACAGAGCCAGACCTTGCTTGATTCCATGTTGAACGTATACCGCAGTCTGACTGCTATGCCTAGTGCTACTGGCAGCGAGAACGCAACGTCCGACAACGTGGGCGCAGTGATCGTCCGCAACGGCTGGAATCACACCGAAGCAAGGGCTCAGCAGTACGAGAATATGTTCAAGTTCTCGGAACGCCAAAGCTTGTCTGTAATGCTGAAAATCCTGCGTGATACGGCTGGTTCTAAGCTGATGGCAAGTGACATCAACATCAAGCTGCCCCGCCGTCAGTACGATAATCAGCAGAGCAAGGTTCAGATTTTCGCACAGATGATTCAGCAGCCGATTGACCCGCAGTTGGCGTTCACTACGCCCGGTCTGTTCCCTGACCCGCAGGCTGCTTACGAAATGAGCAAGCCCTTCCTGATTGCCGCTGGAAAGCTAGGCAAGGATGGGAAAGCACCGAGACCGCAGGAACAGCCTAAACAGGATGTTCCCGACATAAATGCCGGGAACATGGCTGATAAACAACCAAACAATGCGGATGGAGAAAAAGATGATGCGTGATTTTTGGAAACAGTTGTTTTGCAAACATGACTATACGCTTTCTCGTTGGCATTGGACGCACGGTATCAACGGAAACGAACCACGAGAAATGGAGTGCGAGTATATCTGCACGAAATGTGGGAAATTCAAATGGACACACCCTGACCGAAATTCGGCGCGAGAAAAATCTATTTTGGATAGCGGCATTGAGCCGTACAAAAGAATTTATCCAAAGGAATAAAGAATCACCCCGAATTTTCGGGCTGATATATTCCGGCAGGGAAGCCGGGATACAAATTTCGCAGCGTTGCAGGGAAGCAACGGTAAAAAAACGCAGGAGGAAATTAACGATATGAAACTCAATGTGTTGCTTGGCGATGCCTACAAAGAGGGCATGACCGCCGATGAAATCATTTCTGCGCTGGAAAAGGTTGCAGACCCTAACGCAGAGATCGAGAAGCTACGTAACGCCGTGACGAAAGCCAATGGCGAAGCTGCTGAGTACAAGAAGCAGCTCAAGGCAAAGCGTACCGATGACGAAAACGCCGCACAGGAACAGGCTGACAAGCTGGCAGAGATGCAAAAGCAGATTGAAGCCTTGACTGCCGACAAGGAAAACCTCGTCAAGGAAAAAACCCTTGCATCTTACCGTGAAAAGTTCGTTGCGCAGGGTTATGACGCTGAACTGGCTGGCAAGGCTGCATCTGCACTGGCTGACGGCGACATGGACAAGGTGTTTAAGTTCCAGTCGGAGTTTATGACCGCCCATGACACCGCATACAAGGCTTCTCTGCTGAAGGATATGCCCACGCCTCCGGGTGCGGATGGCAAGGGCAGCTCTGATAGTGAGGGCGTGGCGTTTGCCAAGAACCTTGCGCAGCAGAACGCAAATGCTTCTAAGGCATCGAGTGACGCAATGAGTGCTTTCCATTAACATAACAAGGAGGAAAACATGAAGTTTACCCGAAACACGGTCAACGGAATCAACGATACCATCCTTGCTTCCAATGACTACACTGCCATTCCTTTTACCGTGACCGAAACTGCTGCGGTTAAGGCTGGCTATCCCATGACCAAAGCTGGCAAGAAGGCGACTTCCGCCACCGCAGATGGCATTCTGCTGTATGACGTTGACCCGGCAGAGAACCCCAATGCTTCCCTGCTGATTCGTGGCGTTATCGACACCAAGAAGGCTGCTGCAAGCTCTGGCTTCACCTACGATTCTGATGCAATCACTGCGCTTAAGACCGCCATTCCCTGTATCTTCTGCCGTGACAACATCAGCGTAAACGCTTAATAGGAGGTAAAACAACATGGCACTGAATCTTAAGGAAGTCTTTGCCCCGGCTGCGATTGCCGCCTATTGGACGAACGACCCCACCAACGCGATGCCCTTTGCATCTGACGCACTGTTCCCCGCAAAGAAGAAGGCGAGTCTCGACCTGAAGTGGCTGCGTGGCCACAAGGGCGTTGGTGTGTCTCTGATGCCCAGCGCATTTGACGCAAAGGCTACGTTCCGCACCCGTGAGGGCTTCAAGTTTGATGAAACTGAGATGCCGTTCTTCCGTGAGGGCTACCATCTGGACGAGAAAGACCGTCAGGAAATCCTGCGTGTTCTGGACAGCAACGACCCCTATGCTCGTGATGTGATGAACCGCCTGTACGATGATACCGCACAGCTTATCACTGGCGCACGTATCGTTCCTGAGCGCATGATCTGGCAGCTGCTGGCTCCCGCCAATGGTGTTCCCGGTATCACCATCAAGGCGAACGGCGTGAACTACACCTACAACTACGACCCGGACGGCACTTGGAAGTCCACCAACTATAAGGAAGTCTCTGCCGCAAAGTCTAAGTGGAACGTCACCACCGCCACCCCCATTGCTGACCTGAACGCCGCAGAGGACGCTGTTCTGGCAAGCGTGGGCGAGGTTGTGACTGAGGTGTACATGAACACCGCTACCTTCCGCAACATGATTGCTGCGGATGAGGTGAAAAACCGGTTCATGACCGTCACCGCAAAGGCAAACGCCGTTCTGCTGGACGCTGAAGCACGGCAGATTATCGAATCTGCAACCGGTCTGACCATCCATCTGTACGACAAGATGTTCAAGGCAGACCAGTACAGCGCAAGCGAGAAGTATCTGCCCGATGGCATGGTGGTGGTTGCTCCGTCCGGCGCTCTGGGCAGCACCTGGTACGGCACTACTCCTGAGGAAGCCGACCTGCTGTCTGGCCAGTCTGGTGCATCCGTGTCCATCGTGAACACTGGTGTTGCAATTACCACGGAGCTGACCATTCACCCGGTCAACGCCAATGTCTATGCTTCTGAAATCGTCCTGCCGTCCTTTGAGCGCATGGACGCTGTGTACTGCATCAAGGCTTACTAAGGCAAAAGGAGGAAGGCAGCATGGGAGACCAGTATTCCGAAGCGGCAGTCAAGCTTGAGCAGTACATCGCCCCTGCACTTGACCGTGAAATCACGGACGAGGACTACCCACTCTTCGACCTGCTGCTTGATTTCGCCAAAGACAAGATATTTGCACAGGGCTACCCTTTCGGCAACAGACCGGACGAGTTGCCCTTGCAGTATCAGTCGTTGCAGATACGCATTGCAGCGGAACTGTATAACCACATCGGCGCAAACGGACAGACGAGCTATACCAACAACGGCATTACTCGTGTGTGGGAAAGTTCCGATGTGGCACAGTCCTTGCTGAATGAAGTGGTTCCGAGAGTAGGTGTTATCGGCTGATGTTCAATGGAAGCCCGCTGGACAAGCGCTCGCTGTGGTATTCAAACCCGGTCGGCGAAAAAACGCCTGTTGTGGACGAGTGGGGAAACGAGACTGGCGAATCCGCATACGAATCGTGGAGCGACCCCGCAAAACTGATGCTGAACGTCAGCCCCCCTACTGGTTTTGCGGAAGCAAACCCTTTTGGAGCATTCACGGATTACAGCTATGTTGTCAGCTCATCCAGCAAAAAGCGCAACACACCGCTTTATGAAGGTACGCACGTCTGGTTTCAGACGGACGTTTCAAAGCCCTTCAATTACATTGTGGTCAAGGTCGCAGAGCATATCACGGACACGTTGTATGCGCTGAAAGAGGTGGCTGCAAGTGAAAATTAAAGTGAGGTTGAGCGATGCCGGACTTCGTGATGCGGACCGTCAGATACAGGAGTACAAGACCACCCTGAATCAAAAAGCACAGGAGTTTGCGCGGGCATTGGCTCAAAAGGGCATTGACGTTGCAACAGTTAGGTTTGCTAATGCACAGTACGCTGGCGACAACGATGTCACAGTTGAGCGTGACCCTGTACAGACATCTAATGGCTTTGCAATTGTAGCTCACGGGAAAGCGGTTGCGTTCATTGAGTTCGGTACTGGCGTATCTCATTCCGCTTATGGCGGCGAACTTCCTGATGGAGTTGGCGAACACGGAACATACGGCAAGGGGAACGGACAACACAAGCGTTGGTACTACTACGGCGAATCTGGCAACGCTGGCACGCCTGTTAAGCAGGTTGATGGCAAAGGTCAGTTGAACTACACCAGCGGCAACGAACCGGCTATGGCTATGTGGGGGGCTGTTGAAGAAATGGCTTCTCAGGTAGAAGCAACGTGGAGGGAGGTCTGGAATAGTTGATTGATTATTTCAATTCTATCTTCACGGCTGTTGCCAAGGAACTGCGAAAGCAAGTTCCCGGTGTCTTTGTCACCGGTGAAATCAACGACAGCAACGTCAAGAAGTTTCCGTGTGTGCAGATAGAGGAAAACAGCAACCTCCCGGTTCATCGTGATTCTGCCAGCCGAAGCAAGTACGCCGCTGTTTCCATTCGTGTGCGTGTATATTCCAACAAAACCAGCGGACGCATTGCAGAAGCACGTTCCATCGTTGGAATCGTGGATTCTGTATTGGAACCGCTCAATTTCTATCGAAAATCGTTTGCCCCGTTGAATGGGCTGTACAACAATTCCGCCTATCGGATTGATTGCAGCTATGGGGCAACAATCGGAGAGGACGGAATGATTTACCGAAACTAAGGAGGTAAACATTCTATGAGTACTGCTATCTCCGGTCTGAATACCACCCTGTACTGTGGCGACAGCGCAACCGCTCTGACGAAGCTGTGCGACATTAAGGATGTGCCCGACCTGATTTCTGAGCCAAACCTTCTGGATGCCACCACCTTGTCTGACCCCATGCAGGTCAACATCTTTGGCATTATCCAGAGTGACACCAAGTCCTTTACTGCCAACTACAATAAGACTGACTACAAGAAGGTCAAGGAAGCTGGCTACGATGAGACTTCCGAGAGCAACACTGTGAAGTATTACGCCCTGAAAATGCAGGACGGCTCCGGCTTTTCTTGGCAGGGTATGCATCAGGTTGGTTTGTCCGGCTTCGGCGTGGACGAGGTTGTGGAAATGACCATCAACTGCATCTTCACAAAGAAGCCTGAGTTCAGCGAGACCCTGACTGTCAACGGCGGCTAAACCGCAAAAATCAAATCAATCAAACCGGGCAGAACTGAACATCGGATTTGGTTCTGCCCTATTTATAAAGGAGAGCATTTATTATGGCTGCAAAGGTTATCAATTATCATTCCCCTGATGGCAAGAACACTTATGAGCTGACTTTCACCCGTGACAGCGTGGAAGCCGCCGAACGTGCAGGCTTTCAGATTGGTCAGTACACCCAGATGATCAATCTGCTGTCCAACTCCCGTGCTCTGTTTTACGGCGCTTTTATTGCGCGGAACAAGGGCATTAAACGCAAGGCCGTTGACGAGATGTTCGAGCATACCGAGGCGAAGGAAGAGCTGATGGCTACGCTGCTTGAGATGTTCATGGACGCTTCCAAGTCTCTTCTGGCAACTGATACTGAGGACAAGGCCGCAAAAAACGCAACGTGGGAGATTGTGTAATCGCACAATCTCAGGAACCAGACGGAGAGGGAAAACCGTTTTCTTTCTCCAAGCTGTTTCACGATGTAGAAGCCTATTACATTTCCATCGGCATGACCTACGACCAGTTTTGGTACGGCGATGTCTGGCTGGCAAAGGTCTACCGTGACGCAGAGGAGCTGCGAGAACGCAGAGCCAATACTGAAGCGTGGAGAAATGGCTTTTACATGGCATCTGCGCTTTCCTCTACGGTTGGCAATATGTTCCGAAAGAAAGGGTCTAGCCCCATCAAGTATATGGATAGACCGATTCCCCTTACCAAAAAGGAGAAAGACGAGTATGAATACCAACGCGCAGTTGAGGCGCAGGAGCGAATCAAGAGAATGATGTTCTCTATGATGGAAAGTGATGGTGGTAGTGATGGCTGATGTTGATATTACGAGCTTATCCGTAGAGATTTCTGCGGAATCGCAGGGCGCAGAGCTTAATATCGACAAGCTCGCTACCGCCATTTCTAATTTGCGGACAAAAGGCAATGTCACGAAGGTTGTGAACAGCCTTGATAAGCTGTCCGCTTCCATTTCTGCGCTGAAACAGGCATCCACTGGCCTGTCTGGGCTGGACAACATCACGAATTTTCTGAATGGCATCGGCAATGCAAACTTTTCCGGCAGTGTAAAAAGCATTAACAGCGTTGTCAACGCCATCAGGAAAATCCCTGCTGCCGTGTCCGGCTTGAATGGCGTGGACTTCTACTCCATGTCCGGCAGCATTACTGAACTGACAAACGCAATGGCTCCCCTGTCCATTCTGGACGCTTCCGGGCTAAAGGCGATTGGCAGCGCGGTCAACGCCATCGGGAAAATCCCTGACCTGTCCGAAAAGCTGAAAGCAACTGACCTCGATGCTTTCTCGGATTCCTGCAATAAAATCTCTACTGCTCTCACTCCCCTTGCTTCGCAGCTTGACAAGGTTGGCAACGCCTTTGCAAAGCTGCCGTCGCAGTTGAGCAAGGTGGTCACACAGGCAAATCGTGTGACCGCAGCCAACGAAAAGCAGCGCAAGAGCTATCTTAGCCTGTCCAATCAGATGAACGGCTTTATGCGGAACATGGCAAAACTGGTTTCGTTGAAAGCTATCGCTGAGTATCTTGGCAACGCTGTTGCGAAGTTTAACGACTTCTATGAAGCAACAGACCTGTTTCATAATGCCATGGGCAATTTGAGCGGTGAAGCGGATACGCTCATTAGTAAGATGCAAGACCTGCTTGGTGTCGACCCGACCAAAGCGATGACCTACATGGCTACCATCCAGAGTTTAGGTACTTCGTTTGGTCTGGCCAGCGACAAAGCATACATTCTGTCTAAGAACCTGACTCAGCTTGCCTATGACGAAGGTTCTTACTGGAACAAGGACGTTGCAGAGACCTTTACCGCAATGTCCTCCGCAATCTCCGGTGAGATTGAGCCTATTCGCCGTTTGGGTGTTGACCTGTCTCAGGCACGGTTACAGCAGGAGCTTCTTGCTTTGGGCTTTAACAAGCAGGTTTCCAGCTTGTCTCAGGCAGATAAGGCGGTTCTGCGTTACATTGCCATTATGAAGCAGACTGCCAATGTGCAGGGCAACCTTGCACAGACCATCCAAAGCCCTGCAAACCAGATTAAGATTCTGAAAGCCCAGCTGGATATGCTGGCAAAGTCTGTTGGCTCTCTGCTCTACCCTGCCCTGAAAGCCATTCTCCCCCCGCTGATTGCCGCTGTTCAGCTCATTCGAGAGTTTGTTGAGTGGGTGGCAAAGCTAATGGGCGTGAAGGTCGTGTTTACTGATTTCACTAAAAGCGCTGACAGCGTTGGCGGTATCGGTGACGCAATGGATGACACGGCAGATTCGACAAAAAAAGCCGCCAAAGCCCTCAAGGATTACACGATGGGCTTTGATGAATTGAACATCATTGACCCCACACAGGGAAGTTCCGGCTCTGGCGGCGGTGCATCTGCTGGCAACATCTTGGGCGATGTAGACCTGTCCGGCTACGATATGTTCAAGGACTACATCGGTACGACGATTGATGAAGTCAAAGCGAAATTGGAAAAGTTGGCTCCTTTGGTTGCCGGTATCGCTGCCGGATTTGCAACGTGGGCTATTGGCAACGCTTTGATGGATGCTCTTAGCAAAATCAAAGGCGACGGAACCTTGATTGAGGGCATTCTCAAACTTTGGAAGTCTCCCATTATGGGAGCAGCTGTCGCTGTTGGCATCATGGTTGCTCGTTTTGTTGACCTATACCAAAACAGTGAGGCGTTCCGAAAAGGCCTTGAACGTGTTCAAGCTATGATTTACCCTGCTGCGGAAGGGCTTAGGCAGGGTTGGAATATATCGCTCACAGATGGAAAACTCGGAGAATCCATCAAATACCTGAAAGAGTCTTTTTCCAACTTAAAGCAAGTAATCTGGAATCTCATTCCAGAAAGTTGGCAGGAGGGCATTTCTTCTGCGTTCGAAACAATCTCTGACGTTGTAAAAGACCTTGATCTTGATGTTGGCGATTTAATCACAACACTTATGGGCATCGGTCTTATTGTTAGTGGCCATCCTGTAGCCGGTCTTGCTGTTCTTGGTTTTGAAGCTATCACTGTTGCAGTTCGTGGCCTTGGTAGCGAAAGTCAAAAAGAAGCTTTTGAGATGGAAACGGACTGGTTCAATGCTTTCAAGTCTATGGGCGAAAAAGTTGCTGATTTTGTAGGTGGCGCAATTACAGCCATTGGAAATCTTATCAATGATTTCGCAATTTTTATTGGATGGATTCAGAACGGTGTTTCCGAAACTGACAGGCTTGACTTACAGATGAACGGTAACTTCATCGAGAATGCCGTTATGGGCATTGCTCAGCTGATTCACGATGTCGGAGTGTTTGTCGGATGGATTACCAATGGAGTGAGCGAAACCGACCGTCTTGATATTCAGATGAACGGTAACTTCATCGAAAAGGCGGTTCTTGGTTTTGCTGACCTTATCAATTGGGTAAAGGATGTTGTTACATGGTTCGTACATCTCGATGAACACGTCGAAAACGGTGCGAGAGCTGTTCGTGGATTTATTGATGATATTAAAACGTGGGCAAAAGATGCCGCAAAAGCTGCTTCCGATATGGTAACAGCCGTTGCAAATGCTATTGCTTCTCTTCCTTCCAAAATGTTTGAAGCAGGCAAAAACATTTGGCGGGGCCTCGTAAATGGTATCAAAAGCGGCATTGAAACCGCAAAAGGCGCTGCGGCAAATCTTGCAAAAGCTATCATTGACAAGTTCACGACAGATACTTAAATTCACTCTCCCTCCGCTCTGTTTGAGCGCTTTGGTAAATTTATTGACCAAGGCCTTTCAAACGGTATCACTGCAGCACTTCCTTACGTTGAACAAGCTATGACCAATCTGGCAAATGCGGTTCAGCAGAAGGGCAACGAAATGATTGACTATGGCGCAGACGTTGCAAACGGCTTTGTTGATAACATGGTCAATACGTTTGACGCAAAGTGGAATGAAATCGACAACGGTCTCAAGAGCGACTTTATTGGCACGATTAAGGGAATGATTGATGCGGTCAAAAAAGGCGATATCCAAACCGTCGCCGAAAACACAGCAGCCATCATCTGGAAGGCAATGGGGGAGGAAAACCGAAAACAGGTCAAGTCTTACGCTTCCGACTTGGTTTCCAATCTCACTAGTGCTCTTAAAACCGTTGGTTCCAAAGTATTTTCTTCCGCAAAACTTGTCGGAAAGAACATTTTGGATGGAATTACATCCAAGTTTGGCGAAATCTCCACGCAGGTCGTCGGTCTCGGAAGTAAAATTGCGTCCTCGTTTTCTTCTCTGATCGGACCAATCTCGGCATCCGGCAATGCGATTAGTATTGGCCTTTCTTCTGGCGTTTTAAGTCAGTTCCCGTCTATCATCGCTGGCATTGCCGGGCTTATCGGTCAAATTGGAGCTGCATTTATGGGCATCTTGCAGACGATCGGCAGCGTCTTGACATCTCTTGGCATCCCAACTGGTGTCATCATGATCGCTGGCGGCGTTGCAATTGCAGCAGCCATCGCAGGAATTGTCGGAACGCTTGTTGGAAAGTACGGAACAAGCTCCAGCCCGTCCATAGACAATAACTACTCGAGCTACCCTGGCACGAGCGATTATGATTCCGCCAATGGCTCCAATACATCTTCCGGTAGTTATTACCCAAGTTCTTCCAATAGCGGAGCGAGCTCCGCAGAACTCCGTAGTGCCGTCCACGATGGGTGTTATAACGCATTCCTTGACATCTTCCAGCGGTACGGAGACGAGCTTACCGGAGGGAAAGAGCTCAAGATTTACCTTGATGGTAAGCAAATCACTGCGTCCGTTGAGAAACGGCAATCTGAGCGTGGGTTCCAGATTATGGGAAACGAAGTTTACAGCTACTAAGGAGGTTTACGTTTTATGCAATCTCTCGTCACAGTAAATGGCAGAGAGCTGCCTGAGCCTTCCTCCTACGACGCTACAACAAGCACTATAGTCGATTCTGGACGAAACGTACAAGGCAAAGTCGTTGGGTCTGTGGTGCGGCACGATGTTGCGAAGATTTCCCTAAAATGGAATTATCTTACCGCAAGACAGTGGGCGGACGTCATCGGGCCGTTCACCACAAACTTTTACTGCACTGTTCGGTTTTATAACCAAGCAACTGCAAGCTACACGACAAGGCAAATGTATGTTTCCGATAGAACCGCCGGAATGTGGAGGCGTTCCCCGTCCAACGGAAACGTTATGGGATGGGTCGGGGCATCCCTTAGCCTGGTTGAAGTTTAAGAGAGGTGATTATTTATGGGCTTTCTGCCTTCCGACAAGTGGCTTGAACAATACGACAAGACACTTGTTCCGGAGATGTTTGTTCGCATCACTTACCACGTCTCTGACGATAAGGCCCAAGCAGACGCCATTGCCAGCTCTTCCAACCAGGCTTTATTCAGCAACACGTTGTCTGTCACAGACCTGGATTCTGCTTCTTTGGCCAATTATGCCACCGGAGAACCTAATTTGTGGGTCCTTGACGGGAGCAAAATTTTGGTCCCAGGTTCAGAGCCATACGAGAACGCTGGGTATTTAAGTATGGATTGTGTTTCTGACACAAACCATCCGATTATCACTTTCTCTTTCAGCAAAACACACACTGAAAGAATCCCCGGAATTACAATCGTGTGGTCGTCCGCTTTAAATGAATATGCAAAATCTTTTAAATTGACGGTCTATAACGGCAGCGAGCTTGTTGCAACAAAACAAGTTGACGGCAACCAGTCTGTTGAATCCTCTGTAGATTTTGAGATTTCCGGATATGATTCAATCACTTTGGAAATTTTAGAGTGGTGCATCCAGGGCCGCAGAGCAAGAGTGGAGCGAGTTGAATTTGGTCTGCGTGTCCAATTTAGCAAAGCGGATTTGCTTTCTTATACGCATGAATCAAAACGCGACCCGATTTCTGGGCAGCTTTCCAAAGATTCCGTTTCGTTTTCTGTTGATAACTCCGAACAACGCTGGAACCCGGTAAACCCAGGTGGACTTTATCGGTATCTTTATGAACGTCAGGAGATTTCAGTTCAGTATGGCATGGACATGGGAGATTCAATCGAATGGATTGATGGAGGGAAGTTCTTTCTTTCTGGATGGACAATCCCAGCAAATGGCATAACAGCATCGTTTGACGCCAGGGATGCTCTGTCATTCCTCCAGGATTCTATTTATACCGGGCACACAAGCGGAACGCTTTACCAAATGTGCTTTGACGCATTAGAACTTCTGGACGTTTCCGGGATATCTTATGAGATTTCGGAAGAATTGAAAAACTATTCTTGCGACATCCCGTCCGATACTTCTTCTTACAAAAACGCCGATGTTCTTCAGCTTGCTGCGAACGCAGCCGGGATGGCTCTTTACCAATCCAGAGATGGGGTCATTCACATTGAACGTGTTCCTCTTGTTCCAGCCACGAGGTCTGGTATCGAGGAAATATCGCTCTTGAATAGCTTTAAATACCCAGAAATAACGTTTTCGACAAAAATAAAAAACGTATCGTGCAAGGTTGGCGGCGAATCCGTGTTTTATCCAGCCGGAGCTAGTGGGAACGGAGCGACCCAAAGCATCAATAATCCGCTTATATCGAAATCTATATCTTCTAGCGCAAAAAATGCGTTGACCGAAACATACGCACTTCTTTCTAACAGAAGAAAGGTAAACCTGGAATTTCGTGCAAGCCCTCATATTGATGCGTTGTCTTTTGTTAGAGCAAACCATCAGTTTGGATATGCATCGAACGTTCTCGTTACGGATGCCAAGTATACCTTTAACGGATGTTTTAAAGGGACGATGGAAGGGTATATGGTGGAAAGCGCGAGTGCCCTTAGACTTGACAAGGGCTCCGTTTTTGTGGCTCCTGGAGAGACCGTTCGTTTAACCGCAACGCTTGTCCCTTCCTCAGAGGATTCCCCAGCAATCGGATGGGAAGCATCTCCTCCCGACGTTGTTTCCATTTCCGTCGTTTCCAACAAAGGCGGCGTTTCTGTTTGCGACATTTCTTTTGTTTCCAGTGGAGATGCCGTAGTCACAGCCTTCGTGTCTTCCGTATCTGCAAAGTGTACCGTTATCAGTCAGGCTCCGTCTTTGTCGGATATGCCGGAAGGATCGTCTGTTTACATTCAAGAAAGTGGTGCGGATGTAGAGTTTGTTGTCGCAAAACATGGGTATGAGCCTGGTTTAAATGGTCCGGGGAGAACACTTCTTATCAGGAAAGAACCTCTTGCTGAAACAGTGTGGAACCAGACGCACGTCAATACATACGACGGAAGCTCCATCGACAGGCTGTTGAAGGGAGATTACGCAAACAGATTTAGCGACACCGTCAAGTCCGCAATGGGGCTTACCTCTTTCTATTACACGGTAGGCGGTAGCACTACGGAAATCAGAACGCTTTCTCGCAGTGTTTTTCTCCCGTCTATTTATGAGATGTTTGACCCGGACGACAAAAACGCAGATGTTTATGTAAATGGCAGTAACCCATTTTTCAAAAAAGAAGGTTCTGTACTACCAAAGCAAAACCGAAATGTTTTTGTTCAGTCTTATGATGATTCCGTCAATCGTCTTATCCGCAGATGGTCACGTTCCCCTGCATGGCGAGATTTTGATGGAAACCATATCGTGAGCCAACTCGTTGGGACTTACAGTCTTGGAACGTCTAGTGCAGGTAGGATTTTTTTCCTCACAGAGCAGTACAATGCTTGGAGCTCTAACAAGTTCAGCCCTGCTTTCACGCTTCCGTCCACGACTAAAGTCGGCAACGGCAAAAAGATTTTGCTTTAAGGAGGGACTATGGCGATTTGGATTACAGACAGAAGCCAAGACGATGTTGACCGCCTAAAGTTCATTTACGGCAAAGCCGTGAACGGGACCTGGACAGATGAGGAAAAAGCGGAGTGGCTTTCCGGTATGAAAGGGGCTCTTGACTACAGAGATTTTTCGAGAATAGAAACCGGCATATCCGAGCTTGCTTCACTTCTCGGTGCGGACGTAGATGTCAAGACGGACTGGGACATAAACGGGTATCTTACCACGTCAGATGCCACTAGGTGGCTGTCGAATATCGAATCTATTCGTTCTAAAAACTCAGGAGACGCAAAAACTGCGCCAACGCCTACGTCTATGGACAGGCTTGGGTTTGAAACAATGAACCAGCTTGAAAACATCCTATCAAGCATAGAGTCGCTTGCTAAAACTTATGTTACTTTTTCTGGCGAATACATGACTGGGGAGGGTCAATATGGTTTTTGAAGACCGCATCTCAAAATATCCTGGCAGGTGGACGTTAGTCCGTGAGGATGGGTCGTCTGAAATTGTAACGCTCGTCCGAAACGACGAACCCATAAAGGACGGCACACCAATCAACGCATCCACTTTAAATGAGCTGAGTACAGTTGCAGGTGCCATCAACGCAAAAGAGGAAGCCGTTTCGGCGGCAAATTCCGCTGCGGAAGAACGTGCAAAAGCAGAACAGGCTGCAAAAAATGCCGCAAAAGACGTTTCTGCAATTGTAAAAGCAGACTCCGAAAATGCAGCTTTGTCTGCTGCTGCTGCCAAGACAAGCGAAATCAATTCAAAGCGTTCGGAATCTCAGGCTGCTACTTATTTGCAGGGCACAAAAGAATACTTTGAGCAGGTCCGCACCATCACCATCGGTGCACAAGGGTGGTACGCCACGCCGGAAGCTCTGAAAGCCGCTGTTCCCATAGGCGAAAATGGCTGGTGGGCAGTCGTTGGTACTACGGACACCATTTGGACGTGGGACGGTGACACCGGCGCGTGGGTCGATACCCGCAAAGAGGTGGATCTGTCAGACTACCTGACGCAAAACCAGATCAGGCAGCTGCTTGAGCAGTACATGCCCCTTCGCCCCGCCACAGCAGACCAGCTGGGCGGCGTGAAAGTGGGCGACTATCTGGACATCGCCCCGGACGGCACCCTGAGCGGCAAGACGCTGTATGACACCATCGCGGCCAGTGTGGCGGTCAAGTCGGAGGCGCGGCTGGTGTGGAGCGGAAAAACAACGATTGGGAGGAGAAAAACTGAGACAATTAACGTTCAGGACGGTGTAGATTACGTTAACCTCCGCGTAAACGAAGCTGATTTTAATCTTACCCCTGGTATGACATATGAAGCTCACCTTTCTAGCGCGGGAAGTCTCACGGTCACAGTATTATTTTCGGCCGACAAAAAAAGGCTTGAATGTACCCTTACCAATACGCTGAATACTGTATCGGTTGTATTCACCGGCTACCACTACCCCACCTTGGCAGAGCTGCTGACCGAGACGCAGGCCGCGCAGGCGGACACGGACGCCCTGGCGGTAGATCAGGAGTACCGCGTCGCCCTGCTGGTGCTGGGACTGACCGACGACACCACCACTGATACAAGAACCACATAAGGAGGTAAAAACTATGTTGTATCGTACCTGTAAACGCCTGATCGAGCGCGGACAGACCGCTGGTCTTGCGGACAAGCTGGACGTGTTCTACGCCATTGGACGCATCACCGAGGCCGAGTACAAGGAGCTGACCCAGCTGCTGGCCCAGCAGGAGGCCGTCCATGGCGCTTAATGCCTACTCTTGGACATTGGGGGGGTGATCGCAATAAACAACACATTTTTGACCGCACTTTTTAACTTTTTGAGCCGTTTCTTTGCCGCTTTGGCGGAAGAACAGGTAGAACAGGAGGACACAATGGCATCTGTGACTGAGGTGACCGAGTGGACGGGAGCACCGCCCTACCGCTACATCGACGTAAGCCGGTATCAGGGCAGCATTACACTGGAGGGCTGGAAGAAGGTCAAGGCCGCTGGCTATCAGGGCGTCATGCTCAAGACCGTCAGCACAAACCGCAGGCTCTCCAAGCGAGCAGACGGCCTGTACATCGACCCGACCTTTGAAGCAAACTACCGCAACGCAAAGGCGGCAGGTCTGGCGGTAGGCGTGTATTACTATACCTACGCCACCAGCGAGGTGATGGCCGATGCAGAACTTTCCTTGCTGGCCGACGCCCTGCGTGGCAAAACACTGGAAATGCCTGTGGCAGTGGACGTGGAGGACAACAAATTCAGAGTTCTTGGCAAGCAGACGTTGACCGACCTGACAGCCTACGCCCTGAAAAAGGTGGAAGACATGGGCTTTTATGCCCAGCTCTATACCTACACCAGCTTTGCTAAGACACGCCTGTATATGGGCGGTGCTGCCCTCAGCCCCTACGACGTGTGGCTTGCCGACTACACAGGAAAGACGCCTGCCGTGACCTTTGCCTACAACACTCACCAGCACACCAGTAAGGGCAGCGTACCTGGCATTTCCGGTCACGTTGACCTCAATGTGACCACACGCAACTACCCGAAGATCATTTGCAAGAAGGGCCTGACCCGTCTCCGGGAGGGCAAATGACCGAAAAAGAAGCTCTCCTGTGGGTGCTGGGCATCCTGGGCAGCCTGTGCGCTGCGGTCATCACCATCGACAAGGTGCTGGACATCAGCCACAAGTACGTCAAAAATGCACAGGCCCCCGACGATGCGCAGAACAAGCGCATTGACACCATTGAAAAGCGACTGGCTGCGGTAGAAACTGTTTCCACGCAGCACGCCGCGGCCCTTAGACGCGATTTGACGCGCTTTGACGGCATCGATGAAGAAATGCGTCTTGTCCTTGTTGGCGTGCAGAATCTTCTGGATGCGCAACTATCCGGCAATAACCGCGAAGGTATGCAAAAAAGCAAATCCGATATCAACAACTACCTACTGAAAGGAGTAACAAATCATGGAAGCAATGCTTAACTTTATCCCCGCCCCCGTCGCAATCGTTCTTATTATCGTCGGCTTTGTGGCTTTGGCTGTCGGCGCTATCCGCATGGGCTATAAGCAGCTTGTCAAAGATCTGGCCTATGACCTCGTATGCAAGGCCGAGGACAGCATCATGGGCAGCGGTCAGGGTGCCAAGAAAAAGGCGCAGGTCTTTGACGCGCTGCGTGCGGCCTGCCCTGCATGGCTGAAGCCTATCATCACGGATGAAGTGCTTGACGCAGTGATTGAAAAGGCCGTAAGCCTGATGAAAAAGGCACTGGCAGAAAAGAAGCCTACCATCAACAAGGAGTAAAGCATGATCGAGCTAAGCGTATCTCTCGCATCCAATGGCGTCGTCAAAGTGCCGGGCTATGAGCAGCTGGTGCGCTTTGGCTACACCAAAAACCGGGGCGTGTACCGCCTTGCCGTCACTGCCGCCGGTGAGTGGGAAGGGCTGATCATCCGCGCATTCTGGCACCTGCCGGGCGGCAATGACCCGGCATCCTCGCTGGTGGTGGACGGCTATGTGGCCGTGCCCGCCAGCGTGACCGCACAGCCCGGCAATGGCTGCATCACCTTTGAGGGCAGCGACGGCACCACGACCGTCACCAGCGCTGACCTGCGGTATCGTGTCAGCGCCAACTCCGGCACGGAGGACGGCACAGAGCCGGAGCCTGGCACACCTGCCTGGCAGCAGCTGGTGGATGCCGTGCACACCGATGCCACCGCCGCAGAGCAAGCCAAGACCGATGCACAGACTGCGGCCACGGAATCTGCCGCCAGCGCGGAAAAGGCCGCTGCCAGCAAGAAAGCTGCCGGGGACGCGCAGGCAAAGGCCGCCGAGAGCTTGCAGGAGCTCAAGAACGGCATTGCATCCGGAGACTTTAAGGGCGACCCGGGAGCTACCGGCCCGGTCGGCCCCGAAGGGCCACAGGGCGAGAAGGGCGAGACCGGAGCACAGGGCCCTGCTGGTGCCGACGGCAAGGACGGCGCACCCGGCAAGGATGCCACCGTGGACGCCACCCTGACCCAGAGCGGGCAGGCAGCTGACGCTAAAGTGACCGGCGACGAGCTGGCAAGAAAAGCCGTCATAGATGACACCACAGTCGGCACCGACGCCTGGAGCAGCAAGCACATCATTGACACCCTCTGCCCGCCTATTGAGGAGGCCGGGAACCCGGTGCAGTGCTATCCGGTGGCGGGTTATCCGCTGGGCTGTAAGGTGAGCTGGGAGCCGACGCAGGAAGGTACAGGCGACCCTAGCCCGGAGAATGTGCGGCCCATCAAGGGCAGGGACAGCGTGACAGTGGAGCGCTGCGGGGCGAACCTGCTGCACATTGCTCCATTTTCTACAGAGACGAAAAATGGCGTTACCTTTGAGTATGTGCCGGACGGCGTTCGGATTCAGGGCACGGCATCGGCCAACACAGATTCACCAACGTTCCCCGTTGGGCATCTGCCGCCTGGAAAATACTACAGTCTGGATATGGGCACGGGAATAGCCGCGAGTATTGTTGTGGAGCGGGCCGGAAAGAATTTATGGCTAAACGCAAAAGGCACGTTCGAAATCATCCAGGGCGACATTGTTAAGTATTGGTACATGATTGCCAATAACGGCAATACGGCAAACACAACCGTATACCCGTACATTGTCCCCGGCACCACCGCCCCGACCGCCTACTCTCCCTACACCGGCCAAACCGCCACCCTGACTCTGCCCCGCACCATCTACGGCGGCACGGTGGATGCGGTGACGGGAGAGGGGGAGTGCACCGCTAAGGTAATCGCATTAGATGGCAACAGCCTTAAATTTGCCTTATCAAGTAACGGCTTATACTGGAATTTGCCATCTGGCGCAACACCCGGAATCAATAAAATTATTGCGACAAGTCACTTTGCAAAAACACGTTTTAGCGCAAATACAAGTTATGATTTTGTTTTTACCCAACCGAAAGTAATGGAGGACTTGTTTGCATCAGTGGACGACCTAAACGCATACTGCGTCGCCCAGTACGCCGCCGGAACCCCTGTCCAAATCGCCTACAAGCTGGCAACTCCAACGCCTTTCACCGCCACAGGCGCACAGCCCATCCCCGCTCTGAGCGGCGTGAACACCTTGATGACCGATGCTGATAGTGCGACCGTCACCGGCAGAGCTGACCCCATCAAGCGCATCACTGACCTTGAGGATGCTGTGGCGTCCATGACCAACACATAAGGAGGTACATACATATGGCAATCAAAAGCAGATCTCGCCATGACCTGACGCTGCGCAGCATCAAGCGGGAAATCGCCGCAGGGCGTGACGTGGCATACTGGCTGGACAAGGCGTACACCCATCTGGACAACGGCCTGCTGACGGAGGACGACATCGCAGAGATTGAGGTTCTGGCGCAGGCGTACTACGATGCGCTGGATGCTGAAGACAAGGCGAACGCTGAGGAAATTACGCAGTAAGGAGGATATCATGGCAAGCACTACATACCGCCATCTCGGTGACGTCACCGGGATGTTCGCCGCACAAGAACAATTTCGTGACATCACGAAAATGGTGACAAAACGTCACCAGTTTGCCGTGCTTGGCACTATGGTGCGTAACGCCGGACAGCTCCCGCAGCCCTTCTGGCTCGGTGCTGCTCGTGGCGGCGGCTCGCGTAGTGCTGCCCGCTGCGCTGCAAGGACTTGACCGGCAGCAGATGACCGCCGCCATCAAAAGCGCACCGCTTGGGAGGGTAGACCGTAAGATAGCCTTACTGCGGTACGTGGAGCGGCTCCCGCTGCCGGACATTGCAGCACAGACACATTACAGCCGGACGGCGGTAGGCTACCGGCTGAAAGGCATTGAAAAAATTCTGGACAAAATGCCGAATGTGTGATATACTGTTTATACCGTCCGAAGTAGAGTACACACACTTCGGAGAAATGTGTACAGAGAGCCAGCGGAAGAACGTTTACCCGCTGGCTTTTCTTTTTGCACGATTTGTGGTATAATATACCCAAGGAAACCCGACCGGCCTCTCAACGATGCGCATTAGGTCGGGTCATCCAAGAGCTAACTCCGTGCTCAACGGAGAATTAAAAAAGCAGTCGCCAGATTCGGCGCTGAACAGTCTCCCACCCGCCTACTTACAGTGCGTACCATGCGGGAGACGCAATTTTGCCGCTTCGGTGGCAGGGCGATTACTCGCTCGCTTATAATCCATCAGCTTTTAGGCTGGTGGATTTTGTTTTATTCTTACCAGTTTTGTCGAAAGCATTGCCATATATTGGATGATGTGATATCTTAGCATTGCACTCCAACGTGTGTATCCTTACAGTTAAGCGCTCATGCGGATTTTTCCGTGTGGGCGCTTTTCTTTTTTGTCCTTCGTTGTGCCTTCGTTGTCTTTCACTTTTTGCTGATGCGGTACACTAGATGCACAAGGAGGGATGTATTATGAGCTATTATCCGACACCCGGAGCGCCCTACGTTCCGCAGCAGCCTGTCAATCCTTACGGCGGTATGGGCACGGTAGGGCTTGCCACTCCCCTGCCAAATGCGCAGATGCAGCAGGCACAGCAGCAGCGTCCGCAGCCGATGAATGGGCAGCAGCCTGTTCAGCAGTCGGCACAGGATGGCGGTTGGCTGCTTGGTAGACCTGTTTCCAGCAGGGAGGAGTTTTTGGCGATACCGTCTGACCTGTACGGCAGACCGACCTACTGCCCCGACCTGCGCAGCGGAGTGATCTACTGCAAGCGGCTGAACCCGGACACCTGTGAATCCTATGTGCAGGAGTTTTACAGCCCGGAAGCGTGGCGGCAGATACAAGCGCAACAGGCACAACAGACCGCTGCACCGACACAGCAGTATGTGCCTATTGAGGAGTACAACACCCTCGTCCACCGTCTGGATGAACTGGAAAAGTGGCAAAAGAGCTTTTCTAAGCCCACTGCCACAGCGAAGAAAGGAGAATAACAATGTCCTCTCCGTTTGATGTGATTACGCACAGCCCCATCATGCAGCTTGCAAATCTGGCTCGTGCCGGGCAAAACCCGATGGGGCTTATCCAGCAGTTGAGCGGGCAGAATGCCCCCATCATGCAGGGCTTGAACTTGATTCAGGGCAAAAACGAAACGCAGCTCAGGACGATGGCACAGAACCTCGCCAAAGAGCGGGGCATCGACCTGAACCAGCTGGCAAGCGTCCTAAATTTGACGCTTCCGAAGTGAGGAGACTTTGCAATGGATGATTTTGAAAACAGCCATCCAGAAAAAGATTTTGACTTCAACAATCTGTATGGCAATGACAAACTATGGGTTCCTTTGATGCTTGGCTTGATTTTCGGTGCTGTCAGCAAAAAGTGGGATGACCCAGAAGACGAAAAAAACAATCCTCCAAGCTGATTTGATAATCCCAAAATAAGCATTCCTCTAAGCGAAACGCTTCTCAGTTTTGCGGACTTGATAAAAACCGCTTTTATCTGGCTTCGCCCATCGCACACGGCGGTGGGATAGCATAACGCAAAACTGAAAGGAGTTTTGTTATGGACGATTTTGCAACTGGTTATCTGGCTGGGCAGGACGGCGGCAATAACAATGGCGGATTCTTCGGTAACGAGGGTCTGTGGGCGGTTATCATCCTCGCTATCATCTTCGGCTGGGGCACAAACGGCTACGGTCGGAACGGTGGTGACAACGGTATGAACAGCTACATCCCCTATCTGGTTGGTACTGGCGCAACCGGTCAGGGCGGCGCAGATACTCGTGCGGCTTTGTCTGAGGGCTTCTACCAGCAGGACACTTCCCGTTCTCTGGCTGGCATCCAGAGCGGTATCTGCTCTCTGGGCTATGACCAGCTCGCACAGATGAACACCCTCAACGCTGCCGTTGCGGGCGGCTTTGCTGGTACTAATCAGGCGATCTGTCAGCTCGGCTACCAGAACGCACAGCTCGTGAACGGTCTGGAACGCAGCGTGTCCAACGGCGACAATGCCATCAGCCTTGCTATCATGCAGGAGGGCAACGCTCGGCAGGCTGGCCAGACCGCACTTGCCACGCAGCTGGCATCTTGCTGCTGCGAGAACAAGCAGCTCATCGGCGACCTGAAGTACACCATTGCACAGCAGGACTGCGCTACCCGTCAGGCTATCGCAGACAACGCTCGTGCCATCGTGGACAACTGCAACGCAAACTTCCGCAGCATGATGGACTACTTCACGCAGGATAAGATTGCCACTCTGACCGCTGAGAACCAGAGCCTGAAGTTTGCCGCTTCTCAGGATCGTCAGAATGCGCTTCTGACCACTGTGATGTCCCAGCAGACCGATACCATCCTGAACCGGGTCAATCCTCGTCCGATTCCCGCTTATCAGGTGGCAAACCCCAACGTTGGCGTGAACTGCTGCGGCTGCTGCTAACCTACACACTCCCCGATAACACCGGGTGAACCATCGGGGCAGGGGTAAGACACCTCTGCCCCTGATTTTTTAGGAGGAAAACATTATGGCTTGCAAAACAAGCTGCAAACTCTGCCCGCACTTGGTCATTAGTCAGGCGGTCACGTTTGCCAACGACACGCTGACCATCAACATCCCTGCCGGCGCATACCAGAACGGAGAGAAGTATTGTATCGTGGTTGCTCAGAGCTTGCCGGACACGACCACCATCAACGCCCCTGTGGTCATTACCATAGGTGCAGGCACGACCGCATACCCTCTGACCGACTGCAACTGCGCTCAGGCAACTGCTGAGTGCATCCACACCCGCACCCGCTACGCTACCCGCGTTGCAACGTCTGCGACCGTCACCGGCACGTTCAAATATCTTGGCTGCTTCTGCCGCTCCCACGCTGGTGCGCCTGCGTCCATTTC